CGATTGTACAATTGACGACCTGTGTTATGAGGTTCTGCGCCCGTGCGTTAAATATCAAACAACCACCACGACGACTACGACTACGAGCACCCCAGAGACAACTTGTGGGCAAACATTCTGCAGGTGGGTCTGTGCTTATGATAAATTCTCTCAGGAATTTGCCTGGGTACTTCACTATTCGTGTCCGTCAGGTTGTACCTGTGTTGAACCGACCGGTGATTGCACAGAAGAAAACGTATGTGCAACCTACGCCGCAAGGTGCATCCCAGAATATACCACGGAAGAGCCAACATGCGGCTGTTGTGAACTCCTCTGTTTGAATGGCGTCTTTACGTTAGTTTCTCAGGATTGTATTGCTGGGTGCTACTGTGCGAAAGTCGGCCAAGCGTGCTACGCAGAAAACATGATTTTCACCTTTGCTTGCTCCGCACCGGTGTATGTTACCACGACAACAACCACAACTACAGCTGCGCCGACGACAACACCGTCGTATCCAGAAGGCTTTTGCCTATATACATGCGTCGATGATGTCTATGTCTTACAATCGTACGCCTGTGAGAGTGGCTATTCCTGTCCAGATAGAATCGATGCGGAGTGTACAGATGACGAGATATTTATCGCGTGCTCAGCTTCAGGAAATGTCGGTTATTTCGTAACGTCAAGTGGGGTTGTTTATCTCAGCGGCGGGTCGTTCAGTGTACAACAAATTACGACTGTTGCACCGATTTCTATTACGGTGAACAGCGGAGAAGTCTACCTTTCCGCTGGCGAATTAACTATTAGTAGAGCTACACCGGAGCCAGAATTCGAGCTCTGTCCGGGAGATTGCTCCTTTGTTTGGGATCCGAATCAAGAATTGTGGTTGCCGTATGGTTCAACGTGCACCTGCGAATGTTATCCGCCGGAAGGTGATGGACCAAGCGGCGAAGTTACGGTACGAAGAGGTATTTGTGGCGAGAGTAAGTATGCATTACTGGCCAAAGAGTGGACAGAGCCACAGTGGCCATCGCCAGTACAACCGCGGGTAACAACTACGACGACGCCTAATTGCGAATACGACTCTGGCGAACACCCTAATGGCATCTGTTTGTATCAATGTATTGGAGGTATCTACTCACGATTATGTAAGAATTGTATACTTGATAAAGATTGTCCAGATGTGTACATTAATGAATCGAGTCCATTCTGCGAGGACGGAGAGTATTTAACTTTGGATTGTTCGTGAAAAGGAAGCTGCCAATGGAACACGTAGCGACGAAGCTTACGCTTGGAATCCCGACATATGACGATTTCGATGGACTTTATTTTTCGATCAAATCGCTCCAATTGTATCATCCGACTGTATTTTATAACGCAGAAGTAATTGTTGTCGATAATAACCCAAATGGAAAGGTTGGTCTTGAAAATCAGGCGTTTGTAAATAGATTGAAATCGGTAATCAATATTAAATACATACCGATGGTAGAACCAATCGGGACAGCACCAGCAAAACAGCGGATTATTGATGAAGCTACCAGAGAGTGGGTTTTAGTGTTCGATTCCCACGTTCTCTTTCCACAAGAAAGCTTCAAGTATCTCTTCAAGTACATTGACGAACATCCAGATAGTAACGAGCTTCTAACCGGTCCGTTACAACATGAGGATGGGGTTACTGTCAGTACCCATTTTGAATGGCAATGGCGCGGGCAGATGCTTGGAACCTGGGCTACCGATCCGAGAGGTATTGAGATCGAAAACGAGCCCTTTGAAATTGCTGGGTGCGGAATGGGTGTATTTTGCTGCAGAAAGGCCGTTTGGCCTGGTTTTCATCCGGCAATGCGGGGTTTTGGGGCCGAAGAAATGTACATCCATGAGAAATTCCGGCGAAATGGGGGACGTGCAGTTTGTATCCCGGGTTTCCGTTGGGTACATAGATTCGGTCGTCCGAATGGAGTTCCATATCCGCTGACAATCTGGCACAAAGTCAGAAATTATGTGATCACGTTTATGGAACTTGGTTTCAACGTGGAGGAACTCAAGCGGTACTTCGTCGGCGGAGGTTTCATGCCGCCCGATCAGTGGGATTATTTGCTTACTGATCCGTTTAACAATACCGAACCGCCTATGATTCCTTTCGTAGCGCAGTCTGAAAGAGAGATGATTGCGAATTATATCAAGAACGAGTCCTCAGGTAATACCAGAGTTGTGCGAACCGTTCCACAGGTAATCCCGCAGCAGGTCGTTCCGAATACGACCATCCAGCTTAACGATGAAAAAGCTGTTGCTGAAGTGCTCAATCGTTTTGACAACGAGGCTTCAGCCGCTGGCGTACCGAACGAAGAACTTTCAAGGATTCCTATTGAGACGAAATTGTATATAGCACAACTGGAGGAGCAGCGTAGGGAAGAGATACTGAAAAATCTGGCCGATACCATAAAAAACAGCAATACCAGACAGAAAACTAAAAAGAATGGAGACGGTGGATGCGGATGTGGAAAGAATAAGGTCGAACTCCGAAAAGACGTACTCGACTACATCAACAAAGTCAGCAGCGTGAAAGATTTGGAGAATGCTCCACAGGATTACCGCGATTTGCGGGATGGTCACGTCGAGGTCATCAAGAAATACCTGAAAGACTCAAAGAACATTGTTGCGTTAACAGACGACCCGCTCGGCGTTCCAGTTGTGGTTCTGAATTATGCAGAGCCAGAAACAACATTTATCTGCCACGTTGAAGATAAGAAGTATGCGCCCGAATTGGCTACTATATGGCAGAAGTTTCACCGACGGGATGAAATTACAGCAATCCTCTCCCCAGATAACTTTGACCTGAAAGCTGCCGAAAACATTGATTTGGCGTTTATTGATATGGTCAATCCGTCTGGTACGGAGCTTTACAAGATCTTGAACAACGGGAAAAATGCCGTTAAGGGTCGCTTTATCGTCATGAAGGCAGATAAGTATGCCTATCAATCAGCCGACCCAAAGGTTCAACGAGATGGCATCCTTGACGGCATTCGGAAGTTCAGGAAAGAAAACCCAGAATGGTCGGTTGTGGAATACAACAAAGAAGGGATGGGTTTGCTTGTACTGAGCAGGCTGGACAAAGACAAGCCAACCGTACCGAGCGTCAAAGTTACAATTCCTGGATTCTTGAAGGCTGTTACGCGGCATATTATGACTGGTGCGAAAACAGTCTCAAAACAGGTTCTGGAAACTCGTCTGGCACGCTGCGAGGTTTGTCCTCATCTTGTCCACAAGGACGGGAAAATGCGCTGTTCGGTATGCGGGTGTTACTTGATAGATGGACCTGTCGGGATTGGAAAGACGCACTGGAAACACGAGGAGTGCCCGCTTGGATACTGGGGTGGCGAAGAGCAATAGATTGTTGATTCTGGATGATTGCCGTATTGGAATTTCACAACATCTATCTGAAATAGAGATGTTGGAGAATACTCCACTGATGAAGAAGAAGGCCTTACGGCGGTACGATCCTGACGATTTCCTGCCGTACGAGAAGCAAATCGAATTGTTTAATCGCTATAAGCAATCTGGCGACGTGGATGCCTATCAACAGTTGTTGATGGAGTATATCCGTCTTGCGCACAGCATTGCAGATGCTTTTCGGCTGAATCCGCTTAGAGATGATCTCAAACAGGAGGCCGTAATTGCCCTAGCAGAGGCGATTGATCGCTGGGATCCGTCCCGTGGCCGTTTGACCACAATCGCTACCAGGATCATTCGTCAACGGTTAGGCAAGATAGTTACCAGAGTAAACCATGTTTATCTGACAAAAAAAGAACAACTGAAGGATGAGCTTGGAGACGATAAAGAAAATGTTGACAGTCCTGTAATTCAGGAGGCAAGCTTCGACTTAGACCTGGAGGAAGTGAAAAGACGGTTATCTTATCTAAACGAAAGCGATAGAGAAATTATATTAAGTCGATTTGGACTTGGTACGGACGCTACGACATACTCAGGAATAGCCATAAAGCTGAATATCAGCCGATCTGCTGCAGAATCGCGGTTTCGTCAGCTAATGCGGTTTTTAAAAGACCCGCCACTCTGTCGCTGGTGCAAGCAGCCCTATATAAAATCCACACGATCTGTGTATTGCAGTGAAACCTGCAGATTTTTGAGCAAACTGTACCCATTAAAATTTGCCGTGTGCAAATGCTGTAACAAAGTATTCGTATCAGACCATCGTTTCAGATCGTATTGTAGCTTACGATGTCGGTTCGTGATTACTGTTCGATGAAGGATTACTGGCATTATGGCCTTCTGATTGATTGCGCAGTAGAACGCCACGGAGAATTTTAACCTCCCGCGGTGCAGCGAAACCTAACTCGACGGATTTCCCAGACGGGTCGATAGACACAACAACGACACGAATGTTGTCGCCAATGTAAACATCCTGTTTTGCTTTCAGCCTGAGTTGCAGCATGTCGTTGTCACCTGATTCTCGTGCGTTCAATATAAACAGTTAACTTTACGGTTTGTTTTCCTAACTATAGGAGGAGACGTAAGATGAGGATGACGCTGACGAGGAAAGGTGAGTATGTAGTGGTTAAAGTCTGTAGCAAATCGAGGGAGGAAGTTGTAAACCCAGAAACCAGAAGAAAAGTGCTCGAATATACTAAATCACAAGGTATCGCAGTCGATGCAATGAAGATGGACAACCCTATCTATCCAGTGGATAGTGACGATAACCCAATTTTTACAACTGGTGCCAAATACAACCCGGAGTGGCAGAAGAAACTTGCCGGTTACTGTGCCGAATATCACATTTATGTTAAGTGATAGCGAGCGATCCGATATAGGATAACCTGCTAGAGGCCTGCAATGCAGATTTTTTAAGTTGTATTAGTAGCCCATTATCCGGAACAATAGGTGGATAGCCAACCTCCTTCAAAAGGGCATTAAGAATTTTTGGGTCTGCATAATAGTAGGTATTACTGGGACTATCCTTCAGATCAAGTTTTCCAATGCGTAGAAAATGGGAAACGATGCCATATAGGTATCGCTTTCCATTTTTCAGTTGCAACGATTTGATTCTTGCGGCAATTTCCCCAGCAGTCGTTATCGGCAGGTCGAAGAATTGTACGAATTCCGTGAGAATCCTATCGATTAAGGCAGATGATCGTTGTGGGACAAAGTTGGCAACAAAATGCTGTAACCAGGCAACAAGGTTATCCTGGAGAAAAGCCCTGTGAAATAGTGGAACATATTCGTCTGTGAGGTAAGCCACTAAGCACGGATTCTGCGACGCTGCAACGTAAGCGTCCAGAGGTTCCCCGAAGGCAATAATACTACCTCGGTCGCAGAATTTAAAGTAATCGGTACGTGGAAATTGCCGATAAAACACGGGCCACCAGCTTGTGGATTTGTGCGGCGGTTCCATGAGTGGAATGGACAACCGTGATAGAAATTCTTCGGCCAGCGGACTATAGTCACCAAGGAGGACTGTGGATACCGCCGAATTGTGTAGTCGAACGGCCATAGCAATATGAAGTGCTACTGTGGCCAGCAAGACCAGCTGGTTTCTCTCTGCGCGGTAAAGCCATTTTGGAAAGTCGTGTTTAATGGGACTTCCAAGAAGATCTCCAGCTGGGACCATAGGGAACGGTTCCACAGGCTGTCTGAGAATCCCCTCTGGGGTGATAATCAGCGTTGGTAGGACAAGGGTTCGCTCCTTGTGCCGATTGACAACATTTATTGACTTATTCCGGATCTTGCCGCTCCGCGCTACAACGAGCTCGAACAGGTTGCGCTTGACCGATTTGGTTGCGTAGAGTGGGATTCTGGCTCTATCGCAGTACATTTTCAGCGTGGTAAAGAAGTCATCTCGCTCTAAGTACTGAAAAGGTACTTTGGTGCCATCGCTGCCATGCCTAATTTTACCGACATAAACCTTACCTACGGGGGTGTTATAGTAGTGCTCAAACCAGACATCTACCGACAGCACAACCGCCCCACCAGGAACAACTATCCAGCGACCCTCTTCAGTGATAATCCTTGTTCTTAGCGTAACGCCAATTGGAATTCTCTGGCGACGCGACAGCGGTACTGAATCTTTTATATAAGCCGTGAGCGCATCTGCAACGGGCTTACCAACGCCTGCATCTTTGGGAGCCATCCGCACGTTGTAGCCTACAAGATGCCGCCAAGGCTGCAAATCCCAATCATTCAATACAATGACAATTTTTCTGGACGGCAGCCAGCCAGCGATTTGGTCTAAACTTAGGTGATAGTCGGCAGTAATCGGTGGAGGAGTCCCTAACGTATAATAGCCTTCCGTTATCAGACGCAAGGCCATCAATGCATCCTGGAAAATAAACATCCGATGCGGTAAGTATCTCGAATGTTGCAGTGTGGACGAAAACGCCAGGCCACCAGTCTTCAGGATTTGCAGGTATTTGGGTTTTTCCCTTGAGGTTAGCTCAAATACACCTGCGAAATATTCCCCGTATATCGTGGATGGAATCAGGAGTTTATTACCATCGACACGGATTTCTGGACCAGTTAGACTGTCAGTTAGAGACTGTAACGAACCGAGACCGGCAGTAAACGGCAAAATTTGATCTGGAAGGTATGGCAAATACTGGAAACTGTTGCTATTAATCAGCCGACTGGAGGCTGACTGCATGTAATAAATAAGTCGATGCTGTGCTGTGAGATCTATTGTATGGCTGTGCGCTAGGAGCGATTGACAAAATTGGATGTTATCTGAATACCTTACGACTATAGTTTCTATGGGAAATGTACCGCAGGCGCAATGGCATAGACCAGACGTTACGGTAACAGAGGCTTGGCAGCTTGGACAGCGATATATATCAAGAGGTCGAACCATGCTAACCACCATACAAAGTCCACAAGAATTAATCCAGCGTACAAAGGAATTGTTACATAATCGTAGTGAATTAAGCAAGGAAGATTTTAAAAAACAGGCTTCCTGGCTGATCAACAATGCCAAGAGATTCGGGATGCACTATGAACTGAAATCGATCCTGGCTGACGAGCCCATACGCCAAACAAAAACGGCTGCTGAGCAGGAAGAGTTTCCTGTGCGTAATCATACTGAATTGCAGAAGGCCATACAGTGGTTTATGCAGTATCGGCACCAGTTGCCGTACGAGAAACGCAGAAAGCTGGCCTGCAAGCTGTTGAAGAAGGCAAGCGAATACGAGAAGCTGCCCACCGCTGAACAGCAAATTCTGGAAAAATCGGCAGGACTTGGGTTTTCGACCGTCGAGGAGATTCGCAACCAGATCGATCTCCGTAAAAAATATGTTATAACTCGCGGACTCGACAAACTGGCTTCGATCTTGGACGGGTTGGAGGATGTTATTAATAAGACTTCTATTGCTGGTCTCTACTCCAGCGGTACCGCGCGTAAGATAGCTCGTGCAGTGGATGCCGTGGATAAGCTGGCCAGAATTACGCCCAATAAGAACGGTTTTCGGCTCGCTGAGGACTTCATCTTTGGGCTTCCGCAATCCGTCGTAAAAGAGGAGTTTGATCTGGTCGGAAATGTCAAGACCGGCAATTACTACAATCGGCAGGATATCCAAAATATTGAACTGGATCTGCTGGACGCATACCTTGGAGTCGACGCAGTGCGGTCCATGACAACTCTCAATCATCTGGACCCGGATTACGCGAATGCGTTCCTGTCTGGGGCAACTACGAAACAAGCGGAGCTATTCGACCGTGCGGCTGCAATGTCTGGTGTCTTCCCTTATGCCGTTAAGGTGCCAAAGAAGGACTCCGTAGGATGACAGAAATAAAAGTCAAGCAGCTTGTCCCCGTACACGCGCACATACGGGAAAATCCTAATCGTGCTCTAGTCTCGCGGATTTTACGGAGCGAAGAGTGCTCAGCGACCGCAGTGTTATGTGTTTTTGTGCGCGAATTCAGCCTAAACGCCACAGATTGGTCGCCGCACGTGGTAATCAAGAGCATGGAGCATACGTTTGGCGAAATTCCAGAGCGGACGTTTAACAAACTATTTGCGGCGATCAACGTCCTGACTACGGACGTATTCTATACAATTCTTGGAAAATTTGTGACGATTACGAATGCTATCAGCACTGGCACAATCAACGAAGATGTTGCCGATTTACAAGACGTGTGCCTGGCAATAGCGGAGGCGAATTTGATCGATCCAATCGAAGAGCCACTCCAGGACGTAATGTCCGGAGAGATTCTCACCTACATTAAGATGTTGATCAAAAATTCTGGTTTGACGCAGCCGCCAGATATGCTCAAATTTTTTGGTCTGGATCTGGATATTGGCGCAGACGTACTATCTAGCTGGTCTGACGACCCGGAACTTTATCATGCTTTCGTCAAGATCCACGAGGAACGTCGGAATGAGTACGACAAGATAGTAGCAAAACGCCTCAACGAGATTCAGGTGCAGCTTGCACAATTAGGGTTTGACATCGACGTAAACGAGGAACTTCTTCGCATAAAGCGAAAACGAAAACCACGCGAGATGACGCTTGATGATCTGGTTGACGCTCTTTATTAAAGACGCTACGTCCCGCGGGGTTGATAATTCATCCACACGCATTCGATCTTACGCTGTTTTATGGTCCCTCCAGAGGCGTGATTGGCGATCTCAAATTCTTGTCGATGCCAGTCGTGATAAAGCTCGTCATATAATGGGGATCGATACCCGCTAAGGACTACCATACCTTTGCAATTGCGAAGAGTTTCTGCTAGGCGACAGTGCTCCTCGTCCGACATCTCGTGCCCGTAAATGTCGCGACTCCCTTCATGCCGTGTCTCGGCAAGGTATGGGGGATCGCAGTAGAACAACGTGTCTGGGCTATCCCATTTATTAATCACGTCAACGGCTGGTCTGCACATGATTTGGACAGTTCTCAGCCGGTCAATGATCGCTGGTAATTGTTCATCTATTGCAGACAAATAACCAGAGACAACATCTGCCATTCCACGGCGAACGCGGTGTAGTGTGTAACTAAAGGTATCGCCGCGTCCGCCAATGGACATCCTCCATCGTACAAAGTCCCGACGTGCCTGTTCGATTTCATCGTCAGCGACCGGGGTTGCAGACTCCAAAAATTCAATTTCGCTGTACGGCGTCAACGTTAAACGCCGACGCAGCTCATCACCGTGATCGCGAAGGACACGAAACAGCCGAGTGATCCGACCGTCCAGATCGTTGTAAATTTCGACATTTGCCGGCGGTTTGTTCAACAGTACAGAAGCGGCCCCACCAAACGGCTCTACGTAGGTATGGTGTTGCGGGAAAAGGGAAATTATCTTATGACAAAGGTAATGCTTACCGCCGTGCCACTTGACGGGCGGTCGTAACGTTGCTTTCTTGAGCATTTCCGGGACCTCCACCACCATGATCGTTTGACACCACGTGTGGGGAATGTTAAACCCCGTAAATCGGTGCAGATTTCGGCATTAATACTTGATACGAGCCTGCTATTACAGGCTCGATCCCTTTTTGTTTAGCCATGTGTTAGCTGTTGGTCTTTTACGGCGTATGTGTTAATATGATCCTAAGGAAACCTACAAGAAAGGACAGTGGAGGTAGTACATGAGAGTCTCGGATGCGGCATTCTTGACGGCCCAGACTGGAGTTCCTGTCGTATTAGTTGGAGATTATGGACTTGGCAAGACAACTGTTATCAGTTTGTTTGCACAATGGCTTGGTTATTCGAGAATTCGATTCCGCATTCTCGGTGCGGTTCCCGAAGATTTAATTGGTTATCCTAAAATCGTTGAGACCGAAGATGGTCGAATGGTTACGCGGAATATCCCGCATGAGGATATTGCTAACATCGCTATTAGCGAAAAAACTATCGTCATCTTTGATGAACTAAACCGAGCCAACGAGGCTCTGCAAAATGTTATTTCAACCATTGTAGACCGCGAGCTCGGTCAGTTCAATCTACCAAATTCATGCCTTATATTTGCGACTATGAACGAGTTCGGCCTCGGCACCTTCGAGCTTAACGAGGCCATCATTTCCAGATTTGCATTCTTCGAATGCGGACTTGAACTAAAAGAAGAACTTACGGCCCTCATCCAGGGGAATTACACAACTGAGAAGAAATTTCAGAAGATCCCGGATAACTGGACCGAATACATTCCTACGGCAAGGACGCGTATTGCCAGTTTCTTGCAGCGAAGACCTACCGCAATTACAGGGGAACGATTGAACGTTCAAAATCGTCCCTGGCCATGCCCTAGAACAATTCACAAGAATGCGGTAAAGGGCATTGCGGCTTGCTTTTCGGTTAAACGGCAGGATTTGGAAGAAGACGTCCTAACGGCTACCGTCGGGGCTGCATTTGCGTCCGAATTCGTGGCCTGGCGGCAGAATTTGAATCTTCCTGATCCTAATGAAGTTTTGCAGAACATTCTTAACGGGAAGACGGTTCGGTATGAATCGCCGTACATTATGCTCGTTTCAATTTCAGACGTACTAGCACTTATCGCCGCGATGGCGAACCGCGAGGAGAAGCAAAACGCGGTGGATAAGGTAATGGAATTCCTCGCAAAAAGCTACGAGGGTTCCGAAGAGGTTGTCATTCCTCTGGTAAAATCCATATTGAGCAGCTATCCGGATGCTAGGGTACCAGTCCGGCTCATGCGGATGAAGGAGTTCCTCAGCTGATGGACACCAGAAAACTAATAACCAAGCTTAGATTTAAATGCGCTAAGAAATTACCAGCAGCAGCTAGGTTTGCATTATGCGTACCTATCGAGATTGGTGAAATATTAACAAAGATTAGAATCCTGGATAAAATGCTCGTCCTCAACCAAAATATATTCGAAGAATTAACAGAGGACGAGATTGTAAGAGTTGTTTATCAAGGGTTATTTTACTACATACTTGAGCATAAGAAACGTTCTAAACCGTTTGCTGGAAATCCTAAACTCAGATTTATTTGGAATATTGCTTCGGAGATTGCGATTTCTGAACTTTTAGACGAAATGATACCGACTACAAAGCCGTTATTTCTGCGGGCAAACGATATAGATGCCCCACCAAAACGGTGTGTTGAGTATTATTACTCGGTTATCCTCGATAAAATGGAGAATACTGAAGACTTAGAAGGCGGGATGTCCATTGAAACGACTTCCGCCGAAACCGGCAGCGAAGATGCGGGCGAACATCAAGAAGCCGGGCAGGCTGCGAATTATGAATCACAGGATTACACAGAGTCCAAGTCCCAGGATAGTGATAGTGCCGCCGAACAGGATGTGGAGGGTAACGAGCAGTCGAGCGGCACATCACCGGACGAATTTATCGATATGGATTCCTTAAGCAAGGAAGCCCTTAAGAATATGATCAGGGAGACCATTGGGCGTGGAATTTATTCGGCAAGCGAAGAAATTCGCTACCACGCCAAGAATCTTGATCCGAGATTAGATAGAAACGCTCGCAAGCTTATCAGTTTACTAAGATCGATAGCCGGGAAAGGCCCTGGCGTAATCTGTAAGGGGCGTAAACCTCGACGGAGGATCCCAACAGATGCGCCAGACCTGGTCGAATATTCACGGAAGGGCTTTGGACGAACTGCTGTGATTATTGATGTTTCCGGCAGCGTCCACAGTTTCCTGGACGATATTTACGAGGCTGCTGCAAAGGCCATCAAGATTTGTGCTAATGTGGATGTGTACGTCGGCGATACGACAATTTTGGAAAAGAAGAAAGGCGTGACGTCCACGAAGCAGGTTGCTTCATTACCAATAGGTCTTGGGACAGATATGGCAAAGATTATCAAGGAGATTGATTCGTATGGGTATAACAACATCGTGTTGATCTCCGATGGCCAAACGGCTTGGCCGGAGAACCCTACGAGGGCGACGTGCATTTACGTTCCGGTAGGTCCGGACGCAAATGTGGTTAATGTTCCTAATTGGATCAAGATAAAATAATGGAGCTGCAGAATGGCAGAACAACAAAAATCGGTGTCGTTTAGTGATTTTATACCAACGGCCATCACGGAAGGACCGGAGGAGTTTGTTAAGGTTCTTAGCAAGCAGGAAGGGACCAGGCTGATGCCTGGTTATGTAACGATCAACTATAAGATCGTACGTGTAGTTATCCAGAAAAAGAGCGGAGAGAAAATCTCCACCTATGGAAAACTGATTACAGACAAAATTTGGGAAGCGCTGGATGGGAGGATGCTAGTCGTCCCTGGAAAATACACGGGAATTTATGCCTGCCCCAGCGGGGCCTGGATTGCCCTTATCACCTACGACGATGACGTCACTAGAACGCTATTCATCCAAGACGAGAAGAATAGGAAAAATACTAACGGATCGTTACGGATCGAGCCAAAAGGAGGAAAACAGTGAAAGTAATCACTAACGTCCAAGATGAAAAGAAACTTAACGTTATCTCGCAATTCGTTAAGGAAAGACTTTCACTAGCACCAGAAATAGTCGTTCTTAAGGACGAGGCAGAGTGTGCTAAACAGGAATTTCGTGAAAATATTCTCGTTCTAGATTCAGGAGACTTTTCGTCTTTGCTCTACTATGTCGCAAGCGGGGCAGGTCTGATCTGTCCGGTGTTTTTGTACGTTAGAGATACAATATTGGAAATTCCGTGTCCGTACGGAACGGAGATTTGGGCTCCAGTATTGAAGAATTCCGTACTGGCGCTTTCACGTATAATTAAGCGGAGGATCGAAGAAGACGCCCCTACCGAGCTGCTAACAGAGAGCATGGAAGAGGTTAGGACTGCTTACGATGAACTTTTCAAAGCATTTGAAGAAGCCGTCAGAAAAGAAGTTAAGAATATGGCGGACGAAATCTTATGAGAAGTTACAGAGAAATAAAAGTCGACGGAATCCTGGACACAATGGAGGTCTGGGGTTACTTCTTCATGACCCTGGTCGTAGTGTGCGTAATAAGGGGATGGTGGGGAATTCTCATATGGTCGCTCATTCTTAACGTTCTCATTCAATCTTATTGGGAACACCAATTAAAGCGGAAGAAAAGATAAGCTCTTTAATCTGCTGCAGCTAAGCGCTTGACGGCGTAGTCACGGCGCTGAAACTGCGCGCTTTACTTGTTTTATGGAGGCTTAAAATGGACGTCGACAAGCTTAAGGAAAGAGGAGGAGACCTGCTGACGATTTGGTTTCTGGTGTGCGTCATCGTTGAATCGATGTCGCTGCTGCTGGCATTGCCAGCGCTCATCCCAATTCTGATGCTGCTGTAAGACAGCATCGACAAGCCTCCGTGGCTTGTCGCACTACGGTACGCACCGCGCGTACCGTAGTGTTTTTTTTTAGCTATGCAGAAGTTGATCCTGCACGGCGTCAATCCAGCACCTGATTACCTGATTGCAATTCACAACTAACATCGCCAGTACGTTGGAGGCAATTTTAGACTCGCTGTCAGAGATCAGAAGATCACCGTTGTGGTTAAATATCCGCATAGGCTTTCCCACTAGTTCGACGGTGACGAAACAATCCTCGGGTTTTTGCCCCAGGCTCAGCACAAAGTACAGGTTACCATTACCCTGCGCCCAATCCTGTATCAGGTCACGGCACGAGGAATCTATAATTTTTTCGACAAGCCCAGAAAGCCGTTCGTCCACATTGCGAGCGATAAACGACTTAAGAATCTGGGCGTACCTATCCATTACCACCTCTAGATCGTGTGAACTGAGCATGGCATATCACTCCGTACTCGTACTGAGCGACTGGCATATAGGGGAAGTGATCAGTATGCCAGAGAACAAGTATAACATCAAGATTGCTGAAAAGCGGGTTAACGCACTAACCGAACGATTCACCTCCTGGCAGAGCCAATTTAAAAGGCCTGAATCCGTAGTAGTCCTTATCCTGGGAGATATAATCTCCGGGGATATCCATTTGGAGTATCAACTTACACAAACAACATCCCCGCAGGAGCAATGCATTATCGCGCAACAGCTCCTCGAAAAGATGCTATTGACAATTTCCAAACGCTACAAGGTCGAGGTATTTGCAATCGTACCAGACAATCATTCAAGGCTTTACAAGAAACCAATCTACAAAGCAAAAGGGGCATTCAGTCACAATCTCACACTCGTCAACAGCCTCAAACAAGCACTACCACAAAAAATCGAAATGTCATTCAGTACCGCAATTTACGATTTCCTCAAGATCGGCAAACACACATACCTATGTGCGCACGGAGACTGCATACCAGCATTCGGAGCAACACCAATCACAGCACTTGAAAAATTCAAAAACGGCATATATCGCAGACATGCAGAAATGGGAAGTCCTCGTCCTGATTATTTCGTACTGGGGCACTTTCACGTACCGGCAATGTACGACAATCTCATTGTGAACGGTTCTTTGAGTGGAACAAATGAGTTCGGTTACAGTTTGAATGTTTGTACACCAGCATCACAGGTAGCTTTTCACAGCACTGAGCATGGGATTCAGAATCTCACGACAATTAGACTCAATTCACCACGACAAACGTAGCACTTGTGAAGTCTAGTCTATTCTGGAAGCTTGTCAAGGGGACTCCTATTTGGGGCATGGAGGCGGTCTATCTTGACCAGTTAGCCAACTGCACAAAACGAGCATGAATTTTGGCGGCTCTGCGCATTAAAGGTACACAATCGATATTTGCATATTTGCACAAGTATCACGAAAACCCCTCCCCCCGTCCCTCTTCCTTCCCCCTTCCCTATTCCCTCGTCCCCTAATGTTTCCCTCTTTCTCCCCCCACACCCCCCTCTATCTCCCTTTTTTTACCCCTACACCCTTTTCACCCATCCCCCAACTAACACCCTCGCTTGGCGTCTTTCAGACGCCTGCGCCCCCCACCCATTTGGAACTTCCTTCGGAAGTTTCCTCCCTTGCGGTCGGAAACTTCCTCAGTCAGCATACGCCGCTTCGCTGCGCTCTCGCTTCGCTTCCGCTCCGCGAAGCGGCTTTGCGTGCTTTTTCGGAACATAATCTAGTACCATCACTACTGGCCTCCAAATTGGCGAGATTTGGAGTAAAATCTCCATTCAGGGTCCGATCACGATTTGCCAGGCGGTTGCCCAGCTGGGCCAGCGCCTGGCATCAGTTGGAGCATATTTGATATCAGATTCCATTCAGATTCAGAATGATACGCCATAATGGCAGCCATCATTACCATGAACTTAACTCGCCGTCCTAGAGGACCAGGTACCTGCCCAGCTGGGCCTGTACCACGTCCCTTCAGGTTGGCGACAGTTTGATGTAAAATCATCATCTCCGTTCCAGATCATGATTCCTTCGCCAAATTTGCCCTCTGTTTGCGTCGGAAACATGAAATAGTGAAATCATCATGTTTTTGAATAGAATGCGTCAGAATCGAAATAATCGCAAATAACGGGCATGTGCCCAAGACTAGAACTAAACCAGCCTGTTGCGGATCCGGGATGTATATATTTAATATTTGCTGACCCCGTTATAGTGGGGTTGTAGGATATTAAATATCCTCGTTGTTATTAATACACCCCTTGACGCGACCATGATCGTATTTTAGATTCACTCGTGGAGGACAAATTTGTAGATCAGCTTGGTCGTGGGAGGTACTGTTTACCGCGAGGGAATGGATGCCTAAGATTTTAGTTACAGCAGACTGGCACATCCGACCTGGTGGAGTTATTTGGCGACAGCGTTCACGCCCTGCTGGAGATATCCAATTTGCCATCCAGCAGATTGCAGACTACATCCAGCAAGAATCTCCGGACTCTGTCTGGATTCTCGGGGACATCTTCCACACCGCGTATAATGCCAGCTCGTGCGTGGATATTATCTCCCTCATCAGCGACTGGCCAAACGTCTATTTCGTTCAGGGTCAGCACGATTACAGTTCACCGCCCTGGCTTGAAGTCCTCAAATTAGGTCGTCACCTGGATGGTGTTCGTGATATTGCTGGTCTTCGTGTTGCTGGTCTGGACTGGCAGGGGCGATCATCTGATTTTTATGATTTCATCTCTCAGCTTGCAAGCTGCGACGTGCTGATAACCCATCAAGTCTTCAAGGATTTCGTACCAGGCGGCCAGATTTCTTTCTCAAGTATTGAGAACCCGCCGTTTCGTTTCTTGTTCTCCGGAGACTATCACGAACCGCGTCTGATCAGGCGTGAAAGTTTTACGTTTCTGTCGCCAGGTGCCCCGGCTGTCAACACGATTGCCGAATCATTTCAATCCTGTGTCTGGATATTTGACGGTCTCGATCTCCGCGCTCTACCGCTGAAGAAAAGACGGATCGTGGAGGTCAAGTTTGACGCCAAGGAGCAGGCAGAAGAGTACATCGCGTCTAACCCTATCGAAAATTTTATTGATCCGTCACTCCCGGGAGATCTCGCACACCCGCTGTTGGTTGTACAGGCCCCGATGCCTATCTTGAAGATCATCTCTTCGGCTTATAGCGACCTCTATGTCGTTCCAAGACGAGTTGTAGGACGCGCTCAAGAGCCCCAACAAGCTCCGGTTGAGTCGGGGCCTGTAGACCAATCTTTGAGGAATGCTTTTTACGCTGTTTTTGAAGAAAAGTACGGTCTGGGGAATGCCATTCTAGACCTGATTTCTGCTGCTGGTACCAGCGGTGCGGAGAAAGAGGGTCTGTTTCGTCGATATATGGAACGGGTGAAGCTTAATATAGAGGATCCACGGCTGGAACCACTATATGCAGATCATTGAATGCGATATTGAAAATTTTGGTTGTATTGAAAAATTAAACCTGCAATTTCAACCAGGTTTGAACCTCATACTCGGGCCCAACGGTGCGGGTAAATCAACTCTTCTGGACGCCGTCTTCCTCACCTTGTATGCCGAACCTTTTCCGGACCGAGAACAGACGATTAGATTTGGTGCAACACGTGGTTTCATTAAACTTTTGATCAACGCCAACGGACGTGACTATAAAATCACACGCGAGTTTAGCACTACTCAGTCTAACGCTGCTTTAACCCTTGATGACGGCACCACGATCTCTGGTCTGAACAGGGTTCGGACCTATCTGATTGCAGAAGTTATGCACATGCCGCCTGGTTTTATGCCGTGGTATTTGCGACAGGGTGAAATCCAGAGATTTTCAGAGATCCTGGCAGATGAATCTCTTGACATCCTCGGACTCCTTGGAATCGGCAAGATTTCCGGTTTGAAAGCTTATGTCGATAACGCTCTGAGACAGGAATTCGGCTCTGTGGAGGCCGATTATGTCCAGGCGTCGTCATTTGCTGCTGGTATACATTCACGTATCCAGTCGATGGAAGACGAGCTCCTCCGGCTCCGGTCGATGGATATTGCGCGTAATAAGATTACGATTAATAAGCGTATTGAATATCTATCGTCAGTTGTTCAGGCTTACGACATCGCCCGCAAGCTTCAGGATGCGGTTACTGCGCGACAAAATCTTTCGGCTGAATTAGTGAGTTTGCAGAGTAAAGTACGTGAACTTACCGCCGAGCGAACTAAGAACGAACAGGTGCTCCTGGAATTGGCTCGTTTGTTGAATTCTGACGGTCCAGAGGATGCAGTTCGTCGCTATACAGAGATCGTCGAACGAAAAGATCGAGCTGCCCGGCTACTCGTCGAGCAATCAAATTTGAAGCATACGTTTTTTACATATTTTCGTTCCAGACAGCCGCCACTCCGTCGCGAGATGGAAAAGATTTCCAACCAAATTTCGCTGGCGGAAAGTAAGCTTAACGATTATCTCAAAATAGGTATTCTGCGTACGAATATTAGCGGTTCGTGTCCGTTTTGCGGTCAGCCACTGGATATGGCTGAAATCGATAAGATGCGGAACGAATACCATTCCTTGGATAATAAATATCGCTTGCTTTTGACGACGCAGAAGCAATTGCACGAGCAGAATCAGGCTCGGCAGGCATTACGCAGGGCGTGCCACCAGTTAGTTGCGCAGTACAGATTGATAAAAAAGAATTATCTGGAAACCAGGGTCGAATTAAAGCTCCCGGACATTCCTACAGATCAAGTTACTCAGGCGTACCGAAAATATGTGGAATTGGGTTATGAACTCCATTCGCTGTCTGGTCAGATTGAAACTCTCCGTAAAAACCTGGAGCAGATTGATCACAACATAACCGAGCTTTCCAAGAACGACATCAGTATTCTTAACGACTGCCAGATATCTCAGCAGGAAGCCGCCGACGAGATTCGTAAGCTACTGCAGGAACGTGCAACTTACGACGTTTACGAACGACAGTATACCGATTTGACGCATCAATTAGAAGAAGCTAAAATTGCATATAATACTGCTGTAGAAAATAAAAATGGAATCTGGAATATTGTCCGTTTAAGAAGAGCCTGTAGAAATCTCGTTGATGAATTAGAAGATCTTGCTCCGTCAATTGTTTTAAGTTACGTCCTGCGATCAGTTGTACCGTTGGTTAATGGTTTTCTGGAGAATCTGAAGGCTCCGTTCTTTATCAAATATACGCATGGCTTCGTGGCTGAATTTGATTCCGGGGTATCGTTGCCGTTGGGTAGGTTGTCGTATGGACAGAAGATTATGCTTTCGTTGGCGGCTTCGTATGCGTTTTACCTGAACAGCCTTTCCAGGGGGGTCCTGATTGCTGACGAACCGTTGGCTGGTCTGGATTCTGAAAATTCAAATTCGGTGGTCAATTTTTTGCATAAGTTGCACGATTACTCGATTGACAAACAGGTTCAATGTATCGTCTCCACCCACGACGTGGGTGACGTACCAGAGTCGTCTTACAACATTTTGAGGTTGTATTAACAAAGGAGTTGTTTATGGCCAAGCGTTGGTACTTGAGCGGATTCGTTCTTAACCCTGAGACACATGAGGCCGGATTGGTTTTTATCAGCCGTCCGACAGTAAATGGTTTCCACATCCGAGTTCTGGTCCTGACCGCTGACGATAAGGATTTGTCATCTCTGGACTCTTACAGGGAGGTTGGCAGCGGTAAGCTGAACGTAGGCGAAGACCCGGCTAGTTTTGTCGGCAGCTGTTTGCCTTCTTGGCAGTATATAAAGTTTCCTGATTATATTCACAACCTGGGGCGCAATATGACGTTTACAAAGATTAGCGCCCTTCTCGGCAGGACGAAGATGACGTTGTCCTTGTGGCATACTGGTTCCACGCTCCCGGATGTGGTACGTAGTTTGACGCTTTTCCCGTATTTTATAACGTGGTTGCGCCGGTACTTTATCGATTTCGACTCGTGTACGCCAGCTGAGGATCAGGCGTGTACAACTCCCAGGCCAGAAGAGATTTTGCATGTTAGTAATCCATCGCCAGAGGCGGTTATGACGACTCTTGAACCTGGGAGTGTTCAATGATTTGGCTTGGATTTGACCCGGGAACCAAGGGTGCCTTTGCTGGTCTAGATGACTACGGGGATCTGCTCTTTACGGAGCGGGTCCCCGTTGTCGTTATAACCAGCGGTAAGAAACGACAATCTGTAATAGATGCTGGTGCTTTTCGTAACCTTTTAGATAAAGTTGTTGCCGGGCAGCAATGCTTCGCTGTGGTAGAAGACGTGCATGCGATGCCACAACAGGGATCGGTAAGTACGTTTCGATTTGGTGAGGCAAAGGGTATTATAATCGGACTCCTGGCAGGATTGGGTATTGGATACAGACTGGTTGCCCCACAGACCTGGAAGAAGAAATTCGGGTTTGGGGCCGACAAAGGAAAAATACTGCTTGAGGCTAAGCGAAGATACCCTAAAATGAGTATCTCATCTGAGGATGAAGCCGAGGCAGTGTTTCTGGCTCTTTATGGGTTTCTTACTTCGCGCCCGGACTATAGTTGAATACAAACTATCGGTTTCTGGTTTTACCGGCTCATTCAACGTCTGGGATTCTGGTAGAGAGATCTGAAATGTCAACAGGCGATTTTGCAATACGTGAATTTGTAGCGCCGCGTGTTACTAGTGAACGTCCAGACTGGTATGACCCTAATGGAGCCTCAGAATTTGTAGAAGTTACGTTAACTGAGCAAGAAGGATCGATGCCGCTGACCTTCCGTTTCTCGTTACGGGAGTTGGCGTCGTTGCAACTGGCAGGAAAACCTCAAGAAGAACGTGTGAGGATTATCAAAAATTTTGCCTTACGGAAGATCCTCAGTGAGCAACTGGAAGCAAAGGAACCGAAAAAGGAGTCTTTAGGGATGGTTGAGCAACCTGCGCCTATAAGTGTTGTTTCGGAGAATGTAAACGGTAACGGCGCACACCACACGCCGTTTGTTTCAGATAGCGTGCCGCGTGTGGAGGTCGTCGTAAAACCGGCGGGCACGCCGATAAAGATAAGCACTTTCTATCATGATGTAATTTGCCAGGAAGATTGTATCGTCCTGATTTACAATCTTTCACATGTTGGTTATCAGCGGCTTTCCTTCGATCCCGGTACTGTTGCAAATATAACGATCCCGTGTTTGGGTATTGCGAACAAGGAAGTCGAGGCGACGACCTACAATTTTTCGCATAACGGTTTCGAATATACGATACTTCGGAACATTAGCAGCGACGAGGTCTCCAGGTGACCATTGACAGCTCTTTATCTTCGATATTTCCAGCACCGTGGCAGGACCGCGTTTCCCAGCAGGTTCCGATCACGATCACGGATGCGCTATATTGGTGCGAATACGTGGCGCTGGCAAATCAGCACCTGGCCAGCGCACTTCGCAAGTTGGCTGCCTTTTTTGTTACAGAAGTCCGCGTGATGGGTGCTGGTTCGGAAGAGGAGCGTATCAAGGACTTTCTTTATGATGTACTAAATATTGAAAATGTCCTCAACTCGATTGCCCTGGACTATCTGGTATATGGCAATGCTTTCGTAACGATCTTTAACCCTGTAGAGCGCGTTGTTTCGTGTCCCAGATGTAAATTCGGTACGCTATTCCTCCCTTACGCCAGCCGTGACGATACGAAGTTTCGCTTTCAGGGCGGAAAGTTTCATCTGTACTGTGTGAAGTGTCATTATGTTGGCCCGTGGGATACGTATACCGTTTCCAATACTCGTCCGGAGGATATTAACATCATCCGCTGGAATGTCCACGATATCCTGATTGATGACGATCTGTTCTCTGGAAAATGCCGGTATACGATGAGGGCTCCTCAGGCGTACGTGGCTAAGATCAAATCCGGCGGTCCTCTGCAATTGGCTCATATTCCAGATGAATTTCTGACGGCTGCTTTGACAGATCAGCATTTTGTGTTCAACGACGATGCGATAATTCACATTAAGGAACCTGCCCTTGCTGGGTTGCAAATGGGTGGCTGGGGTCTGAGCCCGATTCTGGCCAATTTTCGCCAGACGTGGTACATCGAGGTACTGCGTCGTGCGAATATGGCAGTGGCTTATGACTATATTGTCCCGCTGCGAATTATTGCCCCAGAACCTCGTTCTGTGGGTCCTGAATTCGGCGATCCGACGCTAATCAGCAATATGAGTTCTGTCTCTTCGAGTTTGCAGGCGATTATTGCTGATTGGCGGCAGGATCCTACGGGTTGGTATTCTTGTCCTTTCCCGATTCGTTATCAGGTTATGGGTGCCGAGGCCGGAAAGGTCATGCCAGCGCCGTTGATCGAACAGGGAAATCGGGATTTGATTGCTGGTTTGAGCCTGCCGGTGGAATTCTTTTACGGCAATCTTGCCATGAATGCAGCGCCGATGGCCCTGCGACTATTGGAGGGCACCTGGAGTTCGATTTCCAGAATTTTGAATTATTTCCTGAGTCGTTTGGCTGCATTTCTGAGCAGACAGTTCAATTGGGATTCTTTCCAACTCAAGCTGGCTCGTCCAAGCCACGTGGACGACATCAACCGTCAGATGGCTCGTCTGCAGCTTGCCATGAACAACATTATCAGCATGACGAGCGGTTTGGAGTCCATAGGTATCTCTTTCCGGGAAGAAACCCGTCGTCGGATGGAGGAGCAGCAGTTCTTGGCCGAAGAGTCAGAAAAGTTGCAGCAGCAGATGCAATCCAAAGAGATGAACGAGCTGCTCTCTACGCCACAGGAACAGGCTGGACAGGGGGTCGGACCAATGGCTGGTCCTATGGGCCCGGATATGGCTCCTATGGGTGGTGCTCCACAACCAGGTGGCGGTGCTCCTCCCCCGCAAGGCGCTGCAATGCCTGGTGCTCAGCAGGATCCTGTGGCTGCTATCCTGGCATCAGTGCCGGAATTGACCAATGATCGCGTTTCTCCGCAGGACATGCTATCTGCTGCAGACCAGATATCGCAGCAACTCTTCCAGCTTGATCCTTCATTGCGGAAGTCTGCGTTGCTTAAGATTAAGACGAAAAATCAATTGTTACACTCTCTGGTCCTATCTCGCCTGCAGGATATCGAACAAAGTGTGGCACTGCAGGCAAAGGTACAGGCTCGCCAGAGTGGGAACCGTCAATTAATTTAACCGGAGGTGAAAAATGTTTAAAGAATTGTCAGTTGAATCTCTTGTGGCTATGGGATGGCCTGTTGGTCTCGCACGCCGAGTTGTTGCTGTTATGAGCAAGCAGATTGAGGGGGATAAGACGGAGCCGTCGGCTAGCGTTGCCGATGAATCCAAGGAAGAGCCAAAAGTGGAGGAAAAAGTAGAGGAATCCAAGGAAGATGTAAAGGTCGAAGAAAAGGTCGAGGAACCCAAAGAAGAGCCAAAGGCGGAAGAGCCTGCACCGGTCGAAGAAGCACCTGCTGAAGCGGCGGCTGCTGAAGAAGATGCTGCCGAGTCAGAAGCATCAAAGGAGGAATCTGCGGAAGGTTCGACCAGTACCCGTCGTCGTCGAAAGACGTCTGCTTAATAAGTGAGTCTGCATATGCCATCTGGAAAAATTCGTAATCCAGTTGAAGAAGACTGGCTACGGCTAACAAATAAACGTATGTGGCCTTTGGATCCCGAGGAGCATCCGCTTAGAATACGGACGAGAACTGCCAGTATCATCAAGGCCATTCCTGGGGTCGGTATTCCTCTTGATCCAGAGATGCTGGGAAAGGGACCTGGGACCATGAGCGTTACATCTGACGGCAAGTTTCGCCCTGATCAAAGATGGCAGTATAAGGAAGCTGCGGCGGATGATCAAACGCAGGCTGGCATTACGCCACAGACGACGCCCCCGCCTGTTCCGACACCGCAGCCGCAGACTCCGCAGCCTCCGACTCCTCAGCCTGCATCTCCAACGGAACCTGCTGCTCAGCCAGCAGTAACGCCGACACCAGATACTGTCGGCGTGCCGTCTGTCGGCGGACAGCCAACACCCGATACAACTGGTATTGCTGCAGGCACACCACCTGCTACTGGTCCCGACGCGAAGGGTGCACCGGCGGCTTTTCAGCCGGCTTCTACTGATCGACCAGACGCGCGTGGTATCACAGGATTTGCCCCGCAAAAACCGGAAGCCAATCCGTACGCAACCCTCCCACAGATTCCTTCTGAGGGTGCCTGGTACAGAGTTATGGGTCCGCAATCTTACCGAGAGTATCGCACCCTACAGATGCTCTATGATCAGCACCCCAATCTTGTGGCTAACTCCAGGATTCCAGCTCTGATGGCGCAGCTTGTTCAGTCGATTGAGGCGGTGAAAAAGATTGATGTGGAATCTGCTAATCCGTATGAACTGCAGATGCAACGAACAGCTGTTCAGAGAACACTCGGCTTGCGCAATCAGTTGTTACAGGAGATTAATAATTTACGTAGCATTGCAACACAATACCGAAACATTAAACTTAAACATCCAACGCTTCCCGAGACTCATGCGCAGTTTGCTGCAACGGTTATGGCTATACGTCCTGCATTTGAAGCGGCCCAGCGAAGAGCTGGATCGTTATTAAATAAAGGGCTGATAGATCAGCAACGCGCCATGGAAATGATCAATAACCAGCTAGCTTTTTCGCTCTCAAGGTATACTGGCACCTCTGCAGAAGAGGTACCTCCTGAGATGATTAATACGGCAAAGCAAATCTTGATGGGTGGCGGGGAGCTTCCAAGCGAGTTTGTGAATAGTCAATATGTGGCGGGCTATGTTCCCAATTTTGTGGAAAACCAGGCTGAAGTTGCACCGCAGCAGGCTGCACAGCCGCCAGTAAGACAACAAAAGAGTTCAGTTAGTTTTGAATCTGTTGGAAATATTCCTGCAGCGGCTCCGCCCGTTTCCGCCAGATTGTGGCGTGAACAGCATGTCGCACCGACTGGAGTAGCCGGCAATGCTGGTGCTGCTCAAAATCCGTTCGGCAACGTTGCCCAGGGTCTACCTGGTTCAGATTTAAGTGCATTGTTGAGTGCATTGTTGGCTGCCGCAGGACCATACCTCCAGCCGATACTTGCTGGAATAGCGCAACACCTTACTGGGTCGCGTACACAGCCGACAGATAAAAATCAGTCGCAAGGTGGTTGATTCATGAGATTTAATGTGCCAGGCAGCATTAGTGTTTTGAATGCTGTAAAGACATTTGAGCGGGTTAAGCGTGCTGCTAACGATCAACAACAGGCAGCGAATCAACCCACCGCTAAAACTATTCCTGCACCATCGCAGCCTGTTAATCCTGCAACAACTCAACAGCCATTGCAGCAGCCCGGCACGCAGATAACAACACCTGCACCCGCCCAGCCTGCAGCAACTCAACCACAACCACAGCAGCAAGTACAGCCTCAGCCTCAACCACAGCCACAGCAGCAAGTACCTCAACCTCAGCCTCAACCACAGCCACAGTCACAGCAGCAAGTACCTCAACCTCAACCTCAACCTCAACAGCAGCAACAAGCTGTAACTACACCGCCACCCCTTCCTGGTTCTGGACTTGAATTTGCGGGACAAATTCCGACAACCGGTGACAGGGAGTTGTATCAGGAGCTATATAATTTTTACACGAATAACCAGAGAAAACCTAGTGGCGTGCTCCAAAATGAGCAGAAGTTCCGCGTCGAGACTGCTACCGGCGGCACTACACAGGAAATTAAAGCTCCGGATCAATATTTGATTGCTGGTATAACTATGCGCAAGGACGGGGCATATGCTCTAGACGAATACCTGAAGGAGACGGATGCAGAGAAAAAGAGACAGCTCTTTGAAAAGCTCCCGGAGGACCTTAAGAATAGTTTGGTGTGGGTGGATGACCTAAAAAGAAATGCCAATTTCGATGACCCGAAAACGCTTGTTAGCCTGATCCAGGATAAAGAGGGTATGAAGAAGTTTCGTACCCTCTGGGAATATGGTCTTGTTAATACTATTACAAAAGCCCCGGACGGTTCCCGTCTTGATCCTAATGATCCTGAGCAGTACAAGCAGATTGTCGGCAATTTTTCAAATATTATGAGCAAAGCGCTCGATGATAATTCTTTGACTGTAGCTGATCTGAACTTGCTTTATAAGAATTTTGTTCTTGATTTGGGATTGGACCCCGACGATCCGAATTCGGCTGCTGCTTTTCAGAGCTGGCGAGAAAATACGAAGAAAGACCCAGATAATTCGTTTCAAACGTTGGCTCTCTTCTTTGGTATCCCACTCGTTATTGGTGGACTAGCGTCTGTACTTTCTGGTAATTTTGGCTTCTTGCCAGTGCTGGGTCTAATCTTTGGTGGTTTGGGTATGTTCTATGGTCTTGGAGGGATGTCGGCGTTTGGTCAGACGCAGGCGTCAACACAGCCTCCGGAAATGTACTTAAATGCCCCTGAGATTGGCCCCGAGCCTCTATATGACGTGCATGCAGAGATAAGAAATAAGAATACTGGTGGGATGACGTTTGATACGTCTGATACAACATTCATGCTGCCAAGTTCTTTTTACAACTACGTGATCTCACGTCCGGTGAAGGAGTCTCCTGGTAAGAAGTTTACAAACTTAACGGCCCAGGTTGGTGTTCCAGACTTCCAGGCTGCGCGTGGAATACTCGCCAGTTCTGCTGAATTTAAACTTAAAGACAACGTTTCTAAACCCATAAAGGATCTTACTTTTGGAGAGCTGATTGATCATTTGAAATGGAGAGCAAATAACAATTTGAACGTTCCATTAAGCGACCAGGAAAAGCAGATTGTAGCTGCAGTAGCTCAACTTGCTCTATCTAGAATACAGGCTGGTGATCGTGATGGTCGTGATAGCAGAAATCAAGTTTATCAGATGGTTATTCCACTGCTTGAAGATAACGCAGACGTAAGCCCAGAACAGCGAAAACAGATATTGGAAAGTACCGCTAGCCAGCTGCTGAATAATGACCAGGTGCAAAAGTATCTTAATACAAGTTTTGGTTGGTTAAACACTCTCCTGAATTTTGCATGAACATCGATAAATGTATAAGAGAATGAAGGATTAAAACGCCATGCCCGAGAATAACGTACAGCAAACTCCGTCTGTCGCACCTCAGTCGCAACCTGATGCCGATGAGCAGGTCTCTATTGGACCTATGTTGGGGGGCGCTCGACGAGCACTCGTGGGTGCTGTGTCTAATACTGTTTCTGGTTCTAAGAAAACAATCGAACCGTTTGCACGCCCGTTAGCTAACACTACTCAGAGTACTCCGAATTTAGGAAAACCACCTATAGCGGGGTCTAGTGCTCAAGGAACACCGCAGGTATCGACACAGCCTGCGGTTGGCATCTCGCCGCCAACTCCTTCGGAACAGCAACCGACCGCTGTTAAAAATGCTCCAGCAGAAGAAGCCGCGACAGATCGGGTTCAGCAACCCGAGGAGTCGCAAGAAAATAAAGAACCGGAGGCTCCGCAGCTTACTGATACTGAATCCTCCAAAGAAACCGATGGTTATCTGTTCAAATACGTTAGCCCTGAAGGCGAGCCGTATGCCGCGTTGACTGGCCCAGCAGAAGATATTTATACACGTCTCACGAAGAACGAAGAGGTCTGGAATCGCTTCGTAGGTAATGTGCAGGCGGTGGATTCAGTTCAGAAGATTTTTGACAAGTTGTCCGATCCAAATTTGTCTCCGACGGAAAAGGACGCTCTATACGTTCAGTTAAGAAGCAGGGATCCGAGACTATTTCAAGCCTTGACCTGGGCGGCGGCAGTTAAGCAAAATCCGGACGAAGCCATAAAAAATCCCAGGGAGTCGATTGAACATTCCAGGACATTGCTTGAATTCGGTGCGTTGCGGTATGCCTCCAAAGGTGGTCGGCTAACCAACCGATTAAACGAATTGCAATATCAGTACGAACAGGCTACTGGTGAGCAGAAAGAGGCTATTGCTCAAGAAATCAACGCCATTAAGGATATGATGGCGCAACGCTATGCGTCCCTTTACTCCAAGGCTCTTGGTGATCAGGAATTGACGCCCGAGGATCTCGACCTGGTGTACTACAATTTTGCTCAGGAAACCGGTCTTAAGGATATGAAGACCGATCCTGAGTACGTCCGGCAGGGTATCCAGGAATGGTTCATGAACCCTGACGTTGGGCCACTGCCCAAGATGGGTGTTCTGCTCGGTGTGCCTGCAACTATAATAGGCATCCTGCAGATGTTGACTCAGGGATATTCTACTGGTGCGTTACTACTAACGCTGCTTGGTGGGATGGGTATGATGTTCGGCGGACAGCAGTGGTTATCCTCGAAGAAACAGGTATCTCCTGGCTCTCCGATTATCCGCGGCAACCTTACCAGCCCATACCTTGAGAATCCGGAATCGTAATCCGCACGAGGACACCCGTTGACAGGTTCTGATTGTTACATAAAATGCCGGTTATCGGTAATTTGGCCCGCTGAAGAATGGTCCGTGGTTTGGGGAAGGAGGCTAAACCGTGGCGTTGCTCAGGCAGGTGCAACAAACAGACGACGTTGCGTATGTCTTCTTCCGCGGGCCGGTTATTTATTGTGCTTATCGAGGCGATTTGACTGCTTTTCGTTCATCGAAATTAGCCATCGCCCAACTTGAGAAATACCAGACAATCCTGATTTCTGTTAGCAGGGCTCATTACGATATACTTGAAGATCTGTATCGTCGGCACAACGCTGGACGCCAGACTGTTTACGTGGTCAGTCCGGTCTCGTTTGACGCGGTTTTTCCCGACGACATTTATGCTACGATGCTGAGTAGCTGGAACTACCCAAAATCGATTGGCGGTCCGCGCCCAATTCATTACGAAGACTATTATTTTGCGTACGTTCACCGGCAACTCTTCAACAACGGTGCGAACTACGTATATCCAGCTTTCTGCGAACATATTTTGCATCCATACATTTCGCTGCTTAACATAGCTGACTGGGAGTCTCTGGCGCGGATTGTTGGGCTTATTGGAGACCCTAGGTGGTACTACGACCAGACAGAGAATCAGGATAGGACAATTTACCGTAATATTATGCGGGGTCTTGGTATCAGCTTGGAGGCCGCGATTCTCCCCAATCCGGGCGTTAGTTACACGGTTACGCCGTGGAATTTTGCGGTGTCTTCGTGGTTCGCCCGCGACTTGATCCCGGTTTATGGGGATAATTATGCTGATGACCGGGGTGCTGTTTGCGAATCCTGCGGCGTTGTTGGATCCTTCATCATGCGAAGACTCCTCCAACGCTGGGATGGAGAATACGATACCAAAGCCTCCATGCTGTTTTATAAGAATACAAAGTTATTTTTGACGTTTCTGGTTGATGTCTGGTTGTGGGTAGAAGCGTCTGTCGAATCAAGAGGGTACGACTTTCCGGCTTTCTCGTATCTGTCGGAGCCAGAACGAGAAGAGCTGGTTGACTACCTCGAAACAGTCGGAACGTTTCTGACCTGACGGATCAGTTTCTGCTTAGTTTGAACTTCTAGCGGGTGTACTAATGCTGCGTATAGTGCGCACACCGGAGCTTCGTCTTTTCTCATTGGTCGAGGATGATCAGGTATCTGGTATCCATCCAGAAGTTCTCAGATTTGTTTCTGAAGTTTGTACTTTTTACAAGCGTGATTACAACGTATTTAGTAACAAAGTTAAGCTGAAGAAATCAACTCTAGCTTACTTCCCACCTGAGCGGAATAATGCTGTTCTGATTCCAAACGGGTTCCTGGTCAAACTTATCGAGCATTTACAAAGCGCCGGAATTGCTTTTGACATTCAGGATAGCTACCCCAAGCTACACACTGATTTAGCCGCTGCTAAATCGAAGTTTTCGTTTCGTGCTCATCAAGAGGAATGCTTGGAGGCTGTGCTTGCGTCTGTTAACTCTTTGGCAGGTGGGGGATTAGTAGTAGCTCCGCCCGCTTTTGGTAAAACGTATCTGATAGCTTCAATTTGTGCCGCTTTTCCGGATGCCAAAATTCATGTTATCTCCAGGCGTCGTGACATTGTAATTAGTACTTTTGATTTTCTACAGCGGCATTTGGCATCGGTTGGTATTGTCACATCTGGTAAGTACCTGAAGGATCGCAGAATAATTGTATTTACCATTGATAGCCTATTTGGTGAAGAGCTGGACGCCGACCTGGTTATTTTAGATGAAATTCACGAGCTTGTAACTGATAGGTATTTCGAACTGCTGGCAGCTTACGGTTGTCCTAAGATTGGATTAACGGCTACTCCGGACACCAGGTTTGACAATCTGCATAAGCGAATTGCAGCCCTCGTTGGAGATCCTATATATGTTGTCGATTTCGACGAGGCTGTCAAATCTGGCTTGGTAGTGCCCATTGTAGTGCAGTGGTGTGATGTCCTTATTGCGCCTGGAGAGATTCGCTATGACGGTATGCGAGATAGATCGCAGGCTGTCTGGAGTAACGAAAAACGCAATCAGCGGATTGCTGAAGTAGCTAAAGAGTTTTTTAACCTTGGACAGCAGACTTTGATTTTGGTTACGACGATTGAACACGCATATGGTATTCATAAATACTTGCCCGAATTTGATCTTTGCTATGCCGGTACTTCCAGCGAGGGGTATTCAGCTAATTACCCGCCGATGACCAACAAACGCCGTGACGAGCTGCGACGTGCCTTTACAGCGGGTGAGCTTAAAGGGGTTATAGCTACGGGTGTCTGGTCGACCGGAGTTAGCTTTACGGAATTGCAGGTTTTGATTCGTGCGGATGCGCAGTCCAGTGCGACTTATAGTGTTCAAGCCCCAGGGCGAGTTTGTCGAATTTCATCCAAGGTCGATAAGCCTGCTGGCCTTGTTATAGATTTTACGGACAAATTTAGCGATAAGCTGTTCAGAGCGGCAAAGTCCAGATCAAAGATATACCGAAATCAGGGTTGGATTCAGCTAGATCCGGCGGGGAAGGTCATTACATGCCTGAGGTAGATCTTACGAACGAGGAAATCAGAAGAGCATACTTTCAGGTCATGTCGCTGTTTAAGGGAAACGGCGAATATGGAAAGCGTAAAATCCCCCGTTGGGATGGGGGTATTGATAAGTATGGTCGGCATTATAAATGTGTTTGGGATCGCATCAGAAAATTTCTTGAGTCCCACGGCTGTGACGATGTCTATGGTTTTATCTGGGCGAACGTTTCGGCGGTGGGTCCTAAATGCTATCCCACGATGCTATATAACGATTCGGCGTGGGATCGTTATATCGAATACAAAATCTCGGCGGAGAACCAGGTCATCCAGCAATATCGCACCAATTATGTTATGTTTCGTACACTGCTGGCTAAACTCTCGGAGCGTACAAATCCAGAATCAGCGATCCTGATTATCATCAAGGATCCTACAGTTGGACTGTCCCCGCTTTTTAAGGTAATCGTCGCAGAGACGTTTGGGATTTCGCCATTGGAAGTTCCAGAAAGTGTTTATAAAGCTGCGTCATTTCAATATTTGAAGGCCAAGGGATTTTATAATAGGCACTGGCCTAGATCCAAGTGGATCAACTGTCGATTGAACGAAGATATCGACGCGGACGATTGATTTGTGATATATCCGGAAGGATTGGTAATGGAAGACCACGATGCCGTAAATACGGCCCTGGGAAGGACTTCAACTCGCGTTTGCGAGATTTAGATCTGCCGGAGTTGGTATATGCAACAAGTTGTGCTTAGTCTCGAATCCCTACTTGTTTTAACCGCAGGTGCAATCAGACACAGAAAAACTATTCCAGTTCTTGAAAACATTTCTCACGAATTCTTTCTTGGAGGCCCGGAGTTACCGTTAAAGCTCGCATTTGCCACTCTCAAGGAGTACGTTAGGCGTTTCGATGTTGTTCCAGAACCCGAAATCTTTTTTGTCTGGCTTGACGAACGGCTTCGTAATGCTGATTACAATACCTGGAGTGGAGATGTCGTTGAACGGTGCAAAGCTTATGTTGTTGCTATTCTTAAACTGGTCGGGTCTGCAAGTATTACTGAAGATCTAACCGAATTCTTTTACCATAAGCTAATCAACCGATATATAGCCGAACGTGCCAAATCGTCAATTAACCCTAATCTAGATGAACGTTTCGGCAAAGCACTGAGCGATCTTTATGAAAAGTATCGAAGATTGTCGGTTATAGGTGGGCACCCTCTTGATAGCGGTTTGCCGGACGACATAGCCGCGTTGTTCGCAGGTGAAGCGACAATTGAAACTGGTGTTCCATTTTTGGATGAAATGATGTCCGGTGGCTGTTGTCCGAAAGAGATATATGTGTTGCTTGGCCCTACCGGAGGTAAGAAATCGCTTCTCTCGTTGCAAATCTGTGTGTCTCGCTCAGAAATAGCCTATTACAGCCGCCTTAAGGAAATGAACGTATTCTTCAGTTACGAAATGTCCAGGACGGAGCTGCTTCGCCGCGCCATTTCACAGGCGGCCAAAATACCTCCCGTTCGTTTGAAGGAAATTGTTTCGACTGGTTCTGGTTTTTCCAACACCGAGCAACCATACGAAAACCAAATCTTTCGTTCTAATCTAGGAACGTATATGCCAGAATCTGTGAGATACGAGCAGGCTCGGGAGGTCCTGAATACGCATTGCCGGATGGTTGATTTTTCCGGTGCTCCTATTAATGGCAAGGCTTACGGTTATGGCGGGCTGCAAGAGGTCTCCAACTATCTCAAGGCCCTGGAAGACAAGACTGGGTTTTCTATCCAGAATGTTGTACTGGACTGGGCAGGAGCTGCGATCCGCAGGGATCTCGGACATAAGAATAAACTTGAAAGCAGCGATTTCATCTCTGCTATTTATGGTTATGTGCAATCTGCCTGTGATATGATCGCGCGTGCGCACAATTGTTCCGTCTGGGTCGTTCACCAATTGCAGGGCGTAGCTGCCAAGCGTGTGCTCAAGCCGATACACCATTCCGAGGCCCAGTACTGCCGCTCGTTTGCAGACTACAGCTATTATGCCTTCACGCTCAGCGCTGAAGATCCAGAGCGACGTGTACAGCTTCTGAATTGTTCTAAATCCCGTCGAAGCGAGAAGGTACCCCCTCGTGTGATTGGGATGACGCCATACTTGACACTCCTGGACATGAGTGATAAATATGCGTTTGATCCGACTTCGGAAATGCTGATGCCGATGTCAGAGATTTATGCTTAACGGTCGTAAAATGGCTGATATCTGGGCATTAATACTTGATGGTGCCAGACGTTCTGGCACACCCCTTTTTCTTTAGTTGTTCCCAGATTGGAGGGATGCCATGACTCGGCACGTGCGGACCTGGTTCAAACTTAAGAATACTATTCATGTCTTAGAGGAACGACTCAACGAACTGAAGCGACAGAAGTCTGAAATTGAAAAAGCCCTTATCGAGGAATTATTTGATAATACCCCTGGCACGGTTTTGTTGGATAGTAAACAATTTCCTGGGATAGCGCTTCGCTACATGCGCGTTGAGTCCAGGCGGGTTGACTCGGAGGCGCTTAAACGGGAAATGCCGAAGATTTACGAAAAGTACTGCGTGAAGTACACTTACGACAGGTTGATTCAAGTTCAGGCTGGCGACGCCAGTCAGATGATCGAAGAGACGGAACCGAAGGCTAAGAAGGATGCTAAATGAGTTTCTTTATTCGAGGTTAAAGGATCTCTACGGCAACGTAAAGGTCAGCAGTGAAGGGGTTCCACTGTCCTATACAGTGACAGTGGACCCCATTACCGGTCGTGAAGGCGTGACCATCGTTGAATACGGCGAGGCTTACGCCGTTAATTGTCCGTTTTGCCTATATAGAGTAGGTCGCCCAGATAGAAGAAACAGGTTGTATATCAATCATCACTGGGGCGTACCTGCACCAGAGAAGCCAGAATACCGTTTCTGGAATCTTGTTAAGTGCTTTAACGAGAATTGTACCAGCATCAGCGAATTTGTTGAGCACCTACGACAACAGGTTTACGGAGGCGTTCGACTTAATGATGTTGATATCTACAGGGCGGAAGAAGTAGCCACTCCAGTTTGTCAATTACCGCCCATGCAGCCGCTATGCGATCTTCCGTATTCGCATCCGGCGCACATTTTTTTAACTCAGCGTGGGTTTAACTCCTACGAAATCGCCAAACGATATGGGCTTGGTTTCGCTACTGCTGAAGCCGGTCCGCATGTGGCCGGTCGGATTATCATCCCAGTTTATACAAAGTCAGAGTTGATAGGATGGCAGGGTAGGGCGGTATACCCCACCGAAAAGAAATACTATACTGCCAAGGGTTCAAGGATTTCCCATGCCCTTTATGGATACGATCTTCTTCCGAGCAGTTGCGATTCTGTAATCCTCGTAGAAGGAGCTGTTGACGTTTGGAGAATTGGTGTTCCTGCTTTGGCTATGTTCGGAACACACTTGTCCTCTCAGCAGCTTCGCCTCCTTCTCGACCGTGGAATTAAGAATGTAATTATTTTCCTGGATGCTGATGCCCAAGACAAGGCAGAGAAGTTAAGAGTGCGGTTGCAGCCACACTTTGACAATGTCTTTACCAGTACTACGCCGTTTGGCGATCCGGCGGATTTTACACGGGAACAGTGTCTGCGTTTTATTAAGGAAGCTCTGGACAATGCTTTTTCCAAACGACCTTGTTGATAAGTTTTACTCAAACTGGCTGAGAAGCGACGGCTTTACCGTCTACAAGGATAAGTTATTTTATCGTGTCGGCGGTCCTTATATCCCTAAGGTGCCAGAGCTTGCACTTGAGATAGGAAATAGTCTTGTCGGCTTATTGAGCACTGTTGATGGGATTGGCGATCTGACCATGAATGAAAGGTTAGATTTGGCCATCAACTGGCTTTATTATCAAATCCTGTACGGGCATATAAAATACCTTCCTCTGCAGGGAATCCTAAACGTAACTGGCACGTCTCCAGGTTTTGATAAGCTGCGGATCGTGCCGGGCCACTTTGCCGACAATACGCACACGTTCGGTCCAAGCTATTGCGGCTGTCTGTATGTTTTAGGTAAAGCCCCTTCAATGGATGAGGCCAGTGTTGGTAGAAACTTTGTGGGGGATTTTGGGCGTGCTCTGTCCCAGGCTATGAAGGATGCTGGGATTACAGAGCGGACTTATTACGCAAATGTTTCACGGATTTGGGCCTCGGAGGATCGTAAAATTGTCAACTTTTTTGTACCCCTTGTCTTTGAAGAATTGCTTATTTTGCGTCCCAAGGCTGTTCTGTGTCTTGGTACTGACGCATTGAAATTGTTTACCAGGTCGGCGGCCCAATCAGTTTATGCCAATGAGATAGAGTATCGTTTACCGATTAGCTCTGGCGTGCATACGATGCAGGTTTTTGCGGCTCCGCTCAAGGCGCTGCATAATTATGCTGACTATCAGGAATTTTTGAGTGCTATTAACTATCTCTCCAGGCGTCTGCGTGGTGAAGTGGTTGAGCACAACTTCACCTATACCACAATTACAGACGTACCGACACTTACACAGGTAGTTGATGAATTACTGTCCAGGCCAGAGGAGACGGTCAAGATTGCTTTCGACGCCGAATGGCAGGGGTTTGTCCCAAAGTTGGGCAAAAGCTACGTGCGTACCATCTCCTTTGCAGCTTCACCGACGCATGCTTATGTAGTCAAGTTGACAGATACGGAAGGTAATCCGCAGATCGATCTGCAGCAGACAGTAGCGCAGCTAAATAGACTTTTCTTGTCTGATCGAACGCAGATAATCGGTTATAACTTCATGGCCGACATGCCGTGGCTGGACAGCCTTGGGATCAAGGTTTGGGATAAATTCTTCGTCCCCGATAATATTGAAGATCGAAAATACCACAGCATAGATTACCCAGGCATTTTTGACGTAATCTTTGCCTATTTTGCCATTGACGAAGCGGGGCATTTTGGACTTGAGCACGCTGCCAGACTGTGGCTCGGCGTCAAGCCGTGGTCCACGGAACTGGAAAAATTTCTAAAAGCTTACTACAAGTCCGAACAGGTTGTTGGTTATGGTGTTGTACCGGATCATATTCTGCTGCCCTACACGGCGGCTGACGTAATATATACATATCAGCTATACCAGGAAATCGCCCCACGTCTGAATCGGGATCGTTTTGGCAACAGTTGCTGGTTGCCGTACTGGAGGAGTATGCAGTCGATCCCGGGATTTATCGAGATGTTCTTGACTGGAGTCGACGTGGATCTGGAACGATACTTGAATTTGGGGAACGTTTACATTCAGAAGTTGCGACAGATTGAGGAGCAATTTCGAGAGGTTATAAAATGGCCAAATTTTAATTTTCGCTCGTACAAGCAGTGCGTTGAGTTGCTTTACGGCGAGCAGTGTAGCGGGAAGAGGTCCAGGCCGGAAGGTGCTATCTCCTTCTACATTTCGGATGTCGTCAAAACAACAGCATCTGGTAACGGAAATCCTTCCACGGATCTGGAAACGGTTGAATATTTGATGTCCAGACATCCGGAAATTCGTTATCTACGGGACCTCCGTGTGCTGGATCAGCTGGCCAAAAACATCTTTCCCGATCCGGATAGCGAAGACGAAGAACCGTCCGGTATTCTCAAATTCATCCGTGAAGACGGAAAAATTCACCCGTCCTACAGCCCGCTTAAGGAGACCCGGCGCTGTAGCTCGTCACGCCCAAATATGCAGAACTTGTCGAATTCCAGGGAGGATACCTACAAGGAAATCCTAGGCGAAGGCTACCTGTACCCGATTCGCTCGATTTTTGTCGCCAGTCCGGGACATAAAATAGTGTCTGTGGACTACACCGGTGCCGAGCTTTTGGTCCTGGCGGTTGCGTCTCGGGATAAGACTTTCATACAGGATTATTACCTCTCGTGTCTGCCGGATTCTGACCCTAACAAGTTGGATATCCACAGCATGATTGCCTGTCTGGCATTCGGCCTGGATTGTCAGCCTACCAAGAAAGGCCTACAGTCGATAGGCAAAGGTGCTTTACGCCTGGCGGCTAAGCGAATTATCTTCGGTTTAAACTACGGGAGGTCGGCTGCTTCCTGCCATAAGCAGCTGCAATCCCAGGGTGTGGAGATATCCCTTGACGAAGTTAACAAGATTGTCGATACTATATACAATCGCTACAGCGGCGTGCCTGTTTTTCAGGAAAGTGTGAAGAGTTGGGTTGAGCAACATCGGTGGTTGGCTAATTGTTTTGGAAGCTACAGACGCTTCTGGCAATCCAACAAACGTGATATACTAGAACATATAAAACGTGAAGCATTAAATTTCGTTTGCCAGTCTGCTGTTGCTGATGCTGTTACTATTGCGATGTATGAATTTTGCAAGTATAGGGATCGTGAGCGATTGGGTTATCGATTGATTCTGCATAATCATGACTCTTTATCTTTACTTGTTCCAGACCAGCATGTTGATGAAGTGATAAATGTTGTAGTCCCGTATTGTATGCAAGAAAGAGTTAAGATCAGACCATGTGATTTAACTGGTAAACCATACGCTAATGATGGTGAATACAAGTTTGGGTTTTCGGTTTCCTGTTCTGAGCGTTTCCAGTAAAAAGGAGTGTTGCAATGGATGTGGTTGAAAGGCGTGTGAGGTTTCAGGGTACTGGGACAATCTTTAAGATTCTTCCAATGTGTGACGCACAAAGTAATCGTTTGACACCGTTGACACCGTTTTTGGAAAACGGTGCTCCAGGCGACTGGATTAGATCTTATCCGTCTGTCCGACTTTTGACGCCAATTGGGGTTATTCGGTATAGGCCGTATAACCCACGCGCCATGTCATCAGTCTTTTCGAACCCAGTTGTTCGTCTAAAGTCTTCTGTCAGCGCTGCTATTTCACAGGGCTTTGCGCCACAATCGTGGAGAGCCCTATTTGACAGGTCGTCCTATTCTAATAATCAAAATCTTCCCATTGTATTTGATCAGTCGTGTTATTTCTTCCTCTGTGCTCTATTTACACTTGGAGTTGACGGGTCTAGTTACAATCCTCCGATGTTTCCAGTACTCTTGCAGTGCTCGAAATCGGCTGGTGAGGCGATCCGCAGGTGTACTAGCAAGGATCTTCTTTATGACCTGGACGTGATGGTTAAGCTGACTCCCCGACCTGGCGGAGCTGGCAGTACTCCAGGAAGCTTTACTCCCAGTCATTATGAGGTGTCAATTTTACGGACCAGCGATTTGGGAATTTCTCCAGAAGTGTTTGATTCCTATATCAGACAGATCGAACAGGAGAAAATCACTTGGGACCAGGTAGAGAAGATCCCAAGCGTGGAAGACCAAATAATGATGCTGGCCGGATCTTCGATTCCGCCAAGCCTGATGGCTTATACGTTTGGCGACGAGTACAGCGGGATCTTGGACCGCAACTACTGGGTACGAGCCAAGGAAGAGCTAGAGCGAGAGCTTAACGGAAGACCTACCGGTGCAATGCCGTTCGGTGTCACACCGATGGCTCCGGCACCATTTCCTTCTATGCAGCAGCCTTACGCGCCTGCCGCATTCCCGCAGCAAGCGCAGTATGCACCATACACTCCACCAGCGCAGCCGGTTGAACAGGCAGCATATAAGAATCCTGCTCCGCAACCTATGAATCAGGATATTAAGGCTGCTATGACGCAGCCACAGCAACCTGTCCAGCAGGGGCAGAGTTTTTTCTACCAGCAGCCGGCATTGAATACTCCGCAAGATTTTCGGCCTACTTCGATGCCGGTGCAACCACAACCACAACCACAACCACAACCGCAGACCCATGGGACGACCTCCCATTCTAGCGGTATGTCTCAAGGTCCTGCTGGCTTCAACATACCTCAGGGTGCTACTGTTGATGTGGATTCGGATATTCCGATTCCCCCAGATGTCAAGCAGGTGTTGGCAAATTTGAACCGAAGTAAGTAATAACCTATTTGGTGGAGTGCGTTTAATGGATGTTGCGCGGCTGGTCCAGAATCTTGGTACGAAGCACAAAATGCCGTGGCTTACTTTCAGCACCCCGGTGTGCGTTAAGCTACCGTCGTTAGGATTGCGATTTCTGTTTCAGCAGGAAGGATTGCCGTTAGGAAGGATCGTGCATCTCGTTGGAGACGAGGCGTCGTTCAAGACGACGTTCTCAGCAGAAATCGTACGGTGGCATATGATGAATGCTGGGGGAGGAATTACGCTGCACACGGAGGGACGCCCGAACGAGGATGTGCTGAATGGAGTTTTCGGGGAGCTCGCGGATAAACACGCAATGATCACGTGCCAAGCACTGGAAGATTGGCAAGGATACCTGATTGGTATCACCAAGCAATTGCGTGAGGACCCAGGATTGTTGTGCTGCGTTGTTGATAGTATTCTCGGATCAGCCGCGCGTTCTTCTATTGAAGATGTTGAATCTAACGGTTTTGCTTCAAGCAGATTTGCCACAGAAGCAAGATTGATTGCCGATTTTTTGCGGTCATTTACTCGTTCTCTTGTCGAGCTCCCAATGACTCTTGTCATCATAAACCATCGGAAAATTCGCCCGTCTGGCGTACCCTATGCGCCGCCACAGAAGACATCTCTGGGTGGCAACGAGATTCGTTATTACACGTCTTTTGAAGTTGAGATGAGTAGGTCGGCAGTTGAAAAAACGCTGACTTCCGATTCGTACTTTGATGTGACTCTGAAAACCACCAAGAATACTTACGGTAGGCCGGAAATATCTATAACTGTTCCGGTAGTAATCACGGGGAACCCTCCTACGGTTATATTTAGGTGGTGCTCAGTAACGGCGAGTCTGCTGACCGATTTTTCCGGAATTAAACCGCACCCATCTGCTGCTTTTGTAAAACAGTTGAAGGAGGTCATAAATGTAGAGAGTCGCCGCGCTGGATCGAAGGGCTTGAGGTACTACAGTCAAGACCTCGGCATTGCGGCGGAAAATGCCGTAACAGATGAAGAACTTGAATTAGCTATTGAGGAGCGTGCAGATTTGCTGGAGCCGTTGTACGGTTTGCTCGGCATAGCACGGAGATATATTTATGACAGCAATTTGTCCTGGGACCAAAACAGAAAGGCAGCTATTAAGCGAGACGAGGAGGAAACTGATAAAAAGTCTCCTAAAGCTAAAGGGTAAACCATTCGCTCCGTACTTACAAATGGAGCCGTTGTTTTATCAGTATCAGCCTCTGACCTGCGTCTTAAAAACTGCCAGACAGGTTTCCAAGACCACCAGTGCTGTTGCTCAGACTATCATACAATGCGCTACGATTAATAATTTTACAACCATGATTGTTGCTCCGTTGGAGCAGCAGGCTCTAAGAATTAGCAGTCTTTTCGTAAGACCGTTTCTCGACAGTTCGCCACTGTTGAAAATTATCGGTTTGGATACAGAACGCGCACTTCACTTCAAGTTTGAAAATAATTCTGCGATTATCCTATCGTACGCCCATCAGGACGCGGACAGGACCCGTGGTGTTCCTGCTGATAAGGTCCATGTTGATGAGGTTCAGGATATACGAGCTGAATTCATACCTGTCATTTCAGCAGCTCTGTCAGCTTCTCCGTACAAGTTTTCTGTTTACACCGGGACGCCCAAGAATTACAACAATACCCTGCAGTTTCTGTGGCAGGCTTCCAGTCAGGCAGAATGGGCTATTAAATGTACTGCCTGTAATTACTGGAACATTGCCAGTGCGGGAAACGATCTGTTACAGATGATTGGCCCGCCGAAGCCGGATATTTCATACGAGAATCCGGGTACCATATGCGCAAAATGTGGAAATACAATCCACCCAGCTACCGGTAGGTGGGTTCATGGTTTTCCTGATCGCATGTTTGACTACGCTGGATACCACATTCCACAGCCCATCATGGAGATGCATTATGCGGATCCTGTAGCATGGAAGGTCCTCTACGGTAAGATGCAGGGCGGGTATCAAACATCCACACCCGATTTCTACCGTGAAATCCTCGGGGAAGCGTATGATACGGGTACGCACCTTTTGACGTTGGAAGACATCACAAAGGTCGCTGTGCTTCCAAACAGGAATGACGAATCTGCTGTCATGGACTATGTGAGGAATAGCAAGTTAAGGGTACTTGGTATTGACTGGGGAGGTGGCGGTAAGGAGGGAAACTATACCACTTTATCGTTGTGCTGCCTGGGATTCGATGGAAGGATCTATGTACCGTGGGGCATTGCCTTAAGAACGCCGCATGACCATATCCGGGAAGCTGTTGAAATCATCAGAATTACTAATAAGTTTGGGGTTGATTTCATCGCTCACGACTTTACCGGTGCTGGATCGCTGCGTGAAACCGTACTTGTACATAATGGTTTCCCGAGAGATCGCATTATTCCTTATTACTATGTGGCTTTTTCTTCCGTAAAGGGATCTGCAGCCAAGTTTGTTCCGGCTGATAAGTATAACCCGCGGAGTACATACCACATCGACCCTACGCGAGCTATGCTGCTTGTAACTGGAGCCATTAAACTTGGAAAGGTTCAATTTTTCAAGTATGACTATGTAAACGAAAATGATCCTGGACTGCTGCATCATTTTTTATCTCTTGTTGAGGATGTAAATTTTCCAGCCGGACACAAATCTTATCGTGTTGTTTGCGAGCAAGGTTACCGAGATGAGTTTGCACAGGCTACTATGCTGGGTTGTGTTTGTCTTTGGTGTATGACGAGTTGGCCGGAGTATGCGGTTGAACCGTAGGAATCGTGATGTCACGCAGGAAACAGAGTGAGAATCGTTCTGGTCTTAGGCATCTTACAGCGTTCAGTAGTGACAGTTTTCTTGCATTGTCTTGTTCTGCCTCCTACGCCTATAGCATTACCCGTTCTACTAATACTTTTGCTGTGAGAAAGTACAATAACAGTTTTGTAAAATACGCTATAAACGACGGAGGGTGGCTTTTTCCGGCAAACGACTCTTACAAATTTCACACGTTTAATAATTTGCTTTTTGTTGATAGGTCTGACTGGAGAACTCGGGAAGTCAAACCAATCCTGGTATTCGACCTTAGAAAATTTCCGCCTATCGATTTTTTGTCAGAAATACCATTCGAGCTGGATGAAAGTTTAGCGATTGGATCTTTTCGGATATTGGAGAAATGTCACCGCGGCAATGACGATTCGTTCTTTCTCTATCGCGACGCACACTTTATGCTTCACGAGAACGAGCTTTGTGTTGGGCTTGCCGCTGAGCACGATTTTGGTTCAGAACGTTCTTCAGTTATATGGGATATGAATTTCCTGGATTTGGATTATCTGGAGAAGTCCGGAGGGCTTAAAATCTCCAGACAATTTTCAATCTCGTATAATCGTGACCCCGGTGGATCGGTCAGGACGTACATATTACAGCATGATGAAAATTTTATAACAGCTTTATCATTGAACCCGTGGGGTTGTTCGTTTGTTGTATACAACACTCCAGAGGATGGAGATGGGCATCGGCCTAATTCACATGTGCGTGTTGTTTCTGATCTAAATCTATTCAAGATCATAACGCCAAGTAAGTGTCACGGCAAATACATTTACTTTATTTGGCGGGACTCGCGGGACGTATCGGTATATTCGATTTACAGATTTTTGCCGGAGCGGCTTATTGAGTTATTCCAACACAATAACATTTTAGAATTACCTGCTGGAGATTTTATTTCTTTATTGGAGCCAGAACTTGTTAAATACTTTAGCTTGAAGTCGTATCCGCGCTGGAGAAAGAGAATTGAAAACAACATACCGTTGTTGTTTTTTAGCAGAACAATCGCACACGTATCCGAAGCTGGTCTGTTCATAATATCAGCAAGTTTGAGCGATAGTGTGCGTCGAGATTTTCGTCCTAATACACGAGAAGTTTTATTTGTACCTTTTTGTGACGATTGGCGTCAACGTGTTTTAACTTTTGAGATGCGTGGTATATGCTGTGCAGATTAAGGCTTATTGCACGGAGGTGACGTATGCCGGTGCGTAAGAAACACTTTGTGATGCACAATAAGTTGCACAAGAAAAAGCATAGCGTCGCTGCTGGGACGTTATCTGTTTATTACAACAGTAAGCTGGACCTCGGCCCAGCGATCCTTTCTTGTAATGTAGACGTTATCGTGCTTGGCGATACCATCATAAGGTCGTCTGACATTCTCGGCGACGAATGGTGGGATTGGCTGACAGATTTGGTTTTTGTAATAGCTGATAACGAGCTGAAGAAGGAAAATTGGCAACCGATATTGCAAAACGCTGTTACTTTAGATCTGTAAGCTATTGTTATAACTGTTGAGCTAAGGAGAGAGGAGAATGGAAATCAACGTCATGGAGCAAAGGTTCCTCAAGGTTGTAAACAAGATTATGAAACCTGATCACAGGTTTTATACCGTCGAGGAATTTGAGCAATTTGCTCATGATCGTGGTCTGATGTTCAAGTTTTACTGTAGAAAGTACAATAACCCAGTGAAGTTAATGACTGCTCTTTTATTCAAAGGGTGGCAAAAGTGTGAAATTGTTACAGATCTGAACGATTTAATGCAAAATAGTGATTCATTCCCTGCAATTTCATCTTATCCTGTGATTGTATTTCCCGGATTTCTCAACGAGCTCTTTGCGGCTTGTCCATTTGACTCTACGGTTCTTGATACTATTAGCGGTAGCGTAATTGTTTGCGGTCGTGACATAATTGTTTGCACCGTAAACGTATTTTTAAAGGATATTTTTGGATTAGGCGACGGACGTCATTGATCATCGATGGTAGTCATGAATACCTATCAACGTGACGTCTTCAGGAAGCGACGAATCGTTGCAGCAATTTGTCGCTTACAGAGAGAGCTGTCGGAGAAGTCGTTTGATGACCCGACAGCTCTTCTCCATTTTTTGACAAGCCGATTTAAGGGCCTGCAAAGTGGTTGGATCAGCTATTTAAACTTTTTTCGTACGTGCACGGAAACGCTAACCTACCACACAGCGCTGCGACTGTCGCTCTCCGCGGTATCGACAGTGTTGCTGGCAGATGTTCCGGATGGGCTTCCGTCTTTTATAAAAATCTTATCAATTAAGCCGGAGATTTCTGATCAACTTAGCAAACAGAAAGTGCACATCTCGTACATACCCATTCTTACGTTTGGTGCGCCTGGCCTACACGTTGAAACTACGATCCCTTTACATCAGCTACGAAGACTGCTTGCTGCGATTAAAATCAGAAACTATCCCATGCGTCAGATGTCTGATGCTGCAGGAATTTATGCATTTATACTCCATTCTTTGGATGGAAAATGGCCTCTTTATCTTACGCTTTCTGAAGAATTGATCTCGATAAATACTTCTTTGTTCAGATATCGTTACTGTATAGCAGGAAAAGGAAAGGCAATTAAATGTCCAGCATGTAACATTACACATCCTGGTCGATATAAAGATTGCCGGTACTGGAAGTTACCGGATACGTTAGACGGCTGTATTCAGGAATTGGATTTGTTGAGGTGTAAGCGATGTTAGATAAGCATCGGTATCATGACATTCTTTACGGCAGTCTGCTCGGTTTCTGGTGCGGACATCCACAGGATCCGATGTGCCTTAGGCGGTATTCAGTTACTGTTAACACCGACGGTGGCCCTGGCTACTGCATACGTGTTTTGGATGCGGCCAAACTGCAAAATAAGAATTTTCGTTGCTATCAAGGATGCTTTGCAGAAAACTACATGGCGATTGTTTCGCATCGCAAGTATTATGACTCTCTACGAGGGAAAACTTCAAGCTACAAGAGGAGGTTGTTTGTCTATCACTACGAAGACGTGCTGAACTATCCTGACGATATTGTTGGGAATGTAGATGATACGGTCCCACCACGTTTGGAGTTGGAGCCTATCTACGAAGATCTTTACGATGTTGTACAAACCCTAATAACAGGGAATTTCAAATTTAATATTCTTCCTTCCTGGAATGGGTCGGCGTACATAATCGAATGGTTTGCTACACCAAATAGATTGTTTGTGTATTACGTTGACAAACAAAATTACAACGGTGACAGATACCCCCACCGAGTTGTGATTAACGACTTGGATTATGTTAGAAGACACAGATTTATAATGACAGAAAACGGATACTTAATGATATTCTCTGGTTCGCAACGTACGTTGCAGGTTATGGCCCAACTGCGCATCTACGCTATGTTTGATCGCGGTCGCCAGGTATTCCAACAGGATTCAGGGATTTTGCAGCAGTGGCGCAAGTTTAACCCACACAGTTGTGCTACATTAACGTGCTGTTCCATTTCTGGTTGTACACGTCCTGTGTGCGTTGTGCAGCGCAACGGTCCTGGAGGTGTCACATTTGAGTTGTATTCTTTGGATGAATCACGTATTCTTACTGCTGCGCTTGACGGCTCGCGAATACCTATGAGCGCAGACGGCTTGATTGAATTTTGCGGAAGTTATATAACATCCTTTGTGTTACCGGTCGATACGCCGTCCTACAGGCTGCTTGGGATAACGCCGAATGGTGTGTTGGTAGCCTGCATGGCCCGCGACGCATATGATGACAACGGAAACGTATTATTTTTTCCAGTCGGAGGAGAGAAGAGTGCGCCTTATGAATTTCAGGATGCATTGAATATCAGCAAATTGATCGGAAATATCCGTACAGCAGATGTGATAGTTTGAGAAGCAGAAAGGAGTGCGAGATGTTTCAATTGCGTGAATTGAATTCTCCTTGCGTGTTGTTTTACTCGCCTGGACGCGACATTGCCTATTGTGGTCCCGTTAACATTAACTATGCATTGGATTACCTGCGTCACGTTCTTGAGACTGAGCCTGTTTGGTTGCAAGAATACTTTTCGGCGTTCAAGATTGAGAAGAACGATTTCATCAGCAGCGTAAACATGTTTATAAGCTCTCTCGAATCGGAGCTGCGCGGTGAATCGAATGAGAAGCCGTCAGAGTACTTTAAGGCCCCGGCCAGTCACAAAATCTTGATCTTGGCAGCGGTGGCCCAGATCTTTATTGGAGAAACTATCAAAGGGAGGAGAGACGTGCTTAGCGAAGACGCCGTTAGGGAGCTCGACCCTGAGATTTTTTACGAGAAATGCCTGCCGATTACGAGACGTTTTATGATCGAGCCTTCCTTTTGGGATAAGGTTACGGCCTTTGGTAATAGGTTGCTATTTATGGTGCGTCGTCTATATCAACGCCTCAAACGAGGTAAATCAAGGTAAATGAGTCGGCACGACAAAAGCGCAGTTGCTATTTTTACCCCTTACTTCATCTTGCCGAGTGAACTTTGCTGCTTGGTTAGCAACTTTCGTATTGTTCGTATTGAAGATAACTGTACAGTTTATGCTATCGGCTACCACGGCTTACCGCTGGAATTTAATATAAAATTTGACGAGCTAAGAAACATCCTGTACTTCGCGGATCTTGAGTTCAATTTCCATCGAAGTATGGGTGCGTTGGAGCTCAGCTGGAAGTTGCGCCATCTTCGGCATCTGGACGCGCTTGTTGCCGCACCTGCGGATTCTTTTTCGTCGTCTGCAGCGGTGGTAGTTACGATTTCGATTATCAATAGTCTGCCTTCAAAAGATTTTGAATGTGGGTCGACCAATATTTGTCAGTGCACAGTTGATATCTGTGCATCGGCTAATCCCGGGCAATCTTATCTAAATTTCAGGTTCTTCGTGACGAGCTTTCTTAGCAATCCGCGGGAAACCAGAAATAGGGTTATTTTTGATCTTTTATGTCCAGTTCATCGAGGTTGGTTTGTTTGTGGGTCTAAGGAATATCGACTTACAACAGATTTTTCCTATTTATACTCTAAGCGTACAGATCAACGTACAATTGTCGCGGAAACCATTTGTGGTGCGTATGACTTAATCTTGCAAAATATAACTGCCTTCTTGCTATACGACCGCGCTGCGAGTCACATAGCTGGCTCCTCTGCGAACTGCTTCTCCGATTGGGCGCACATTGCAAGAAATTATTTCAAATTAAATTTTGATTCTCGGACTTGTCGAGAAGTGTAACTCATGTCTGGTACGAGAATACAGGAGGATTTATGTCGATTGAAACTTGGTCTGTTTTGATCCAGGTGAATGACAAGTATGACGAGGAATCTGTATGGGAGAAAAGGCGGGTAAAGTAATTCGCTATGTTGTGTTTTCTGAGGATTATTATCCATCCCTCGAAGATTTAATAGCAGAAATCGTTGCAAGATGTCAAATGTCTGCGATTTACATTACTTCACGGAATGTCGCATACATGATTGACGATGTGATGCCTAATATTCCTGTGCTGGATTACAGAAAGCCAGTTTATGCTCTTCGTCCTGGTCATGATGTGCGAGAAATACCATCAAATGTGTATGTCATGGTCAGGGCTTTTGAGTACCCGAAGGAATCAGAACTTTTCAGACTAATCACATGCCTTTATGAGAGTGTTGATGACGCCATTAATGATCGCAATGCGATTCGTCTGGTTGTCTATAGTGCCTTTCTTAAGCATCATGTCAGAGAAGAGATTATAGCAAATCTGAAATCTAACGTTGAGCACTATCCATGGTCTTTATTGCCGATAAGTCACTGGCAAGATTATATGATAACCTATTCCGAAAAAGTCGGGAATACCGTAGCATTCCGGAGGATTGTTGCAGAACTCCATCGAGCTTTGGCCTTGAACAAATATTTGAGGTGATGCGGTGGCACCCAGAAATTCCACAGAAAAGGAATCGTCTATTTTAACTACATGTATGGAATTGGTTGATATTGATCACTATTGCGCTGTATGTTACCCATACCAATATCAAATCGTGAACGCTGGCGATGATCGTAGTTCTAAAAGTATTTGCCAGGTGGAGCATCTGTTTACGGGACAGTGTATTGAAATAACTCTTCCTAGTTTTATTGAAATCGAACAATCGTACCCATTTCATATGGCGGACGGATACGGGCCGGTTATTTTGCTAAACTTAAGTACTAGGCGTAATCTCTCCGACGATATATACACATACTATATCCTGGATCTTAAAGGATTTCCGGATGTACAGCTTAAAATGGTTAGTATCCCGTTCGACCTCAATGCTGTTCCGAGAGTGTCGCGGGACAGCGTATATAAAGGACGGTATTTTAACGATGTAGGACCGGATGCCGTTGTTGGTGTTGGGGACGACGTATGGCTCTACGACAAGAGCGAAATTGACGCACAGGCCATTCGTCTTAATTTATCGACAGGGAAAATTGAAGATGTCGTCGTGCTTGGGTTATTAGGCGAATTCTCTTTAATAGACTTTATTCCAACGGTTTCCCCATCTGGTTTTTTGCTCGTTGGGCGTGCTGGCGACGAGCACGTTGCCTTTTACCTTTATAATGGAAAATCTATTCACACACTTAGGGTCAGCACCACTGGTGTGCGGCGTGAGGTGAATGTATTTGGCGCTGGTAAGTATAGTTTTGTTTCACTGACGGTTCCGCCGCCGAGTTATCGACATAGCTTACGTGATTATGACATATTCAGAGTTCCTGCGCACCTACTCATTGATTTTATCACTAGTATCAGCAGATCGTCGGTTGATATCTTCTATTCGGCCCTATTTGCCTTACAGTTTCCATACGTATCTCTTCATACAAGCCACGACCTTGGTTCCATCGATACGTTTTGGAATCGCATGTCACCACTATTTACTACTACGTTCTATCCTGCATCATTTCCAAGTTCGAAGACAACACAATGTCTATCGGATATTCTGGATTTTGAAAACGGCAATGCTTACTCCTTAAAGTCGTTAATGAACTTTGTTCAGAGCGTGCAGTGTAATTTCAGGAGTGCGGTTTACCTGTCTTCCAGCATGCTACTTCGGACACGTTTTGCCAATTATTTAGATCTCAGCGATTTTACACAGTTACACAAATAACGAACTGTGTGTAGGGCAAACCGAGTTCAGTTGTGGGCTCGGTTTGCCCGATATAGCGCGAGGTCCGTGCAATATGCAGCGAGCTGTACTATCAAATCACATCTTTAAATTTTCTTGTAATCCTGGAAAAGATAGCAGGATTGGTAGGTGTATACGATGCGGTGAATGGTTACTTACCCGCCCGCTGATTTACAAACAGGTCTGTGCGGATCTCATTAGTAGGAATGCTGTTCCGAGTGATCCAGTTATGCTGGCGTGTTCGCCAGGCAGCTTTTTCGAGTTTTACCAGGTGCCATGGGCATTGGTCGTGAATCGCAGTTTGATTATCCGTGACAAGCACGAGGTAGTACGCATTTTCGATATTGATCGTCTCGTCTCCGAGTATCGCGGTACGCCACTGGTTCTAGACGAGAAGTTAGAATGCGGGCATGTTTCGTGGGAAGGTTTGGTCAACGAAGACGCCAAACTTTTGGTATGTTATGCGTATCCTTCAAGGGACGACAGGGTTCTGAATTTAATTGCTTACGACGGGGTATTCCCTGTCAAATTGTACCGCATTTTAATGGTCAGGTATGCCGATCAATCTTATAGGACCGCAGATATTAGTGAGCTCCGCGGTACGCATTCTCTTGTAAACGATAACTTTTTTGACGCCCACTCGCAGAACGATCTGGCAGTATTATTTTTGCGACTTAACCACAGATTCCTGATCTTTTCGGAGAGACTACGCGAAGGCTATGCGAGCGTTTCTATTAAACCATTCAAAGGTGGTATAAGTGTTACACCTTCTGCAAACAGTGCTGATCTTATCGTATTTCATTTTGACATAGACGAGGCAACCAGAGATGCTGTCCGAACTACAATGAACGCTTTTGTAATTTCGCTGGAGGCTTTCTTACGATTCACTTCCAGCATGCTTACGCATATTGATCTTTTTGACTTAGAGAAGCTGGCGAGAATGAAGTTCCATTATACATTTTCGCAGCCAGTCTGCGGGCGTTATGAGCGCTTTTGGTTTTCCCAATGCTTTACTTACCTGATGGGTTCGAAGATTAACCAGGGTCAATTCCTGTTGTGGCTGTTGGACGACCGGATGCAAGTACTTGTTCATAACTATCTCAACAATCAACAAGCTGTTTATCACCTTGTATCGTTCCTTGCTGATGGTTCGGTAGATGTTATGGATCTGTCGTTTGCCGCTACGGCTCAGCTTTTGTGAGGTATCTGAATAACGGCACGGTGCTATGGCTACGAATCCGATAATGCTCTACGATCTCGGAACGTTTCATACGGTAGATGCTAAATCTGTCCTAAATGATGCGTTTAAACCCAATAGAGAAGTTATTCTTGCACATGACTTTAACTATTTTTATGTCGTTGTTGACGAGCGAGACGTCAGAATGCTCGATTTAGCAACTTGTGAGCATTGGAAATCTATCAACACTGTTGCTTCTGCCTACTTTCGCTTTTTCAACAGTGTTGGTCTGGCGATAGCAAAAAATGACCCAATGTTAGTCAGCTTGCATGATCTTAAAGCAGATCGCTTATTGTCCCGGCGTTTCAAGTTCGACTTGCGAACCCGAAGACTTGTACCACTGCCTGACGGCAAAGTTGGATTTTTGCAGGAAAACGGTTTTTCAATTTATAACTTTGATACCGTTGAAGAGGTCGATAGGATTCACCTCTTTTCACCTGTCGGTATCGGAGAATCAGCAGTTAAAAACTGTAACTTCATTTTCTCCTACCCACTTTTTGTTTTAATTCGCACAAATATTGTTGAGAGACGCAGTAGCAACGAGTTCTTGGTCGCGGTTTACAACATCGAAACCGGAACCAGATTTCTGTACGATCTCACAATTACGGATCGCGTGAAGAAGGTAGAATGGGCTTTCCTATTCATCATCTATCAAAATCAATTTTTCATGCTACGTACACCAGTTAAGAAATCCGATAACTATGATTACCTGAGTTCTCTGCCGATAGTAGTTTATCGTGCAGAGGTAACAGGAGAGTCGAATGTGTGGGTGTACAATGACTCAGATTTTCTTGCGCAGCATGATGTATACGACAATGTCGATGATATCTATGATGATGGTCACCCGCTTCCAGTTGTTGTGGCTGCTATGCGTAGCTTCAATTTACGTTCTGATTCGTTAAAGAGCTTTCTCGAAGCGGTCCCTATTTATCAGTTGTTGACCTGGCTTCCGCACTCGCTTGCCAACTTTAGTACACAGGCCCTGATGTTCTCCACAGTGGGGTTGAAGAAGGATAGCGACGGAAATCTTAGGCTTGTCTCTCCATTAGCACTTCTTCCTCCAATTCATCTTATGTACGTCCGGTGGACAAGCATGGAATGAGATATAAGGTACTCAATGGACATCAGACTTGAGGTGTCAGAAAAGCTTAAAGGGCTTACGGGTGTATCCTTTTCGCCCGAGGACGGAGTTTATGAATTCATTGAAATCCCTCAGCTCGTCGCCAGAACGGAATACGGCATATTCACGCTATACGGCGGTTATGGGCTTATTTTTGGCAACAGGATAGGCGGATCGCAGGATGGCCGCACAGCCATTTACGACGACGTTTATATTATTGCGGAACATACAAAACTATACCCATGTTTTAACGAGAAGGTCGAAATTATAAACGACCGGACTGCCGTCTGTTCAGTTCCTATCGTAAACAAAGATTCGAAAGGACTGGGATCTTCGGTTGCGGCAGCTGTGGTCGTTCGTCGTGGCAGATCGGCTTATCTTGTCGTTAACTTTTACAGTCCACTTCAGAAGAAGGTGGTTTCCTACGCCCATCCACTTGGTTCTGCACGTCGTTATTCCAGGTTCGGTAACATTTCGATAACCGGATTACTTCAGGAATCAACTCTGTACTTTGTCTGTATTAGTTCTCATTTTTGTTTGCTCTTGGTATCGGATCCAGACTTATCCTCTGTTACTGTGATCGATCTCGTAGACGAATACATTTCGCAGATTGGGTCGCTTGCATCAGATTTACAGATTAAGTGTGCCGACCCTAAAGGACAGTGTCTATTACTTCATGACGGTGACGATCCATATTTTTTGGACTTTGCAACCAAAGGGTTGATGACACGGATCAACTTTTTCCATGCACAATCTGCCAAATGGGCGGATAGCGAGCAAGTTGCTAATCTGGCGTCTAATCTCATCCCTATTTACGAAAATAATAAGCTTCATATGCGGATTGTTGGCGGTCTGTGCGGTACGCAGCAACTGGGTGACCGATTTTTTGTCTGCCGTGCTGATGTGCCTATTGATGATATTTTTGAGCAATACAGAACCGCGAAAATTCCAAAAAGCATACTTCAATTGCCAGGGTTGACGGGGCGAAACTTTATCAAACTTGTCAACTTTGAATGTTCCTACCCTACGTATCACGATGCCGTGTTCGATTTAACATACGTTAAAGATGCTAACGGAGGAATGTTAAAATACGTCGGTTATTTAAGTTCGTTATCCGACGTAGGCATGCAAATCCGATTCCTTTTCCCCACGGTTGCTGCAATTCGGTTTACACATTTTGCAGGCCAGGAAAGATTCTTATATATCGGGCAAGGCGGCTTGAAATTGCTCGGCGACATCTTTGGACAAATAAGTATGGGATCCGATTCCGCTGGATGTCAAAAGGCCTACGCTTATCAGATCTTTCGTCCCACGGCTACCTATCTTGTCGTACCACGGCAGTTTCTCTAGTTTGCCCAGCCGTAAAAACGGGGTTTCTGCGGCATTAATATGTGATGATAATCACATTCCAGCCAGAACGGATGGGGACGGTCGTCCTGGCCGCGTGGCCGGACGACGCAGTCCCCAACTGCCGGGCCCTGTGGGCCCGGAGGG